GCCGACACCAAGACGGCGTTCCCCAAGCTGACCACCGTGGGCGGCTCCGTGGACGCGAGGGGTGCCGACACCAAGACGGCGTTCCCCAAGCTGACCACCGTGGGCGGCTCCGTGGACGCGAGGGGTGCCGACACCAAGACGGCGTTCCCCAAGCTGACCACCGTGGGCGGCTCCGTGGACGCGAGGGGTGCCGACACCAAGACGGCGTTCCCCAAGCTGACCACCGTGGGCGGCTCCGTGGACGCGAGGGGTGAGTTATCGCACGTAAAAACTAATGATCCAACCGCCGCCGACACCTGCCGTCGAAACATTTTCGAGACCAATCTAAAAATTGGCTATTACAGCGTCGATGGCATACTGGCCATTCTCATCAATCGCCGGGGGCGAGTTGCCCGCGTGATTATCGCCGGGAAAACGTCGATGTCTTATGTGGTTGACGATGGCAACGGCAACTATTCCCACGGAGAGACGCTGGCAAAGGCGAGAGAGGGACTGCTTTACAAACTCTCGTCGCGCGATACCACCATATTCAAGTCGTGGAAAAAGACCACGACAGTTTCGCTTGCCGAAATGATTAAAGCCTACCGCGCCATTACAGGCGCATGCGAGCAGGGTACGCGGAACTTTTGTGAGAGGCTGGGCAAGCTACCGCAAAAACTGACTATCAATGAAGCCATTGAACTTACCCAAGGCCAATACGGCAATCAGGAATTCGTGGAATTTTTCGATCAAATGGAGACCGTACCATGATCACCGAACTGGAACGCCAAGCCCGCATGAGTTGTATCGGCAGCAGTGATGCCGCCGCAGTCCTTGGCCTGTCGCCATATCAGAACCAATATTCCGTCTGGGCTGAGAAACGCGGCATGACGGAGCCATTCCGGGGCAACGAAGCCACCGACCTGGGCGAACAACTGGAAGACTCGTTGGTCCAGTGGTCCCTGACGCAAGCGGCTATCGCGGGCGTGGAGCATGACGTCCGGTTGTTGCACCCCGAATACCCCTTCCTGGCCGCCAACCTCGATGCGCGCGGCCAACTGCCGGAAGGCCGGTTCTGCTCGATCGAGGCCAAGACGGCGGGCTTGACCGGGCCCCTCAGCGACGAATGGGGCGAGGAATGGACCGACCAGATCCCGATGCACTACTCGGTGCAATGTCACTTCCAAATGATGTGCGGCGGACCTGATTACCCGTTCGCCCTGGTGCCGGCCCTGCTGGGCGGTCGCGGGCGCTGCATCTTCAAGGTGGAACGCAACGAAGAAACCATTCGGCTCATGCTGCCGAAGCTGCTGGAGTTCTACCAAAAGAACGTGGTGGGCGGTGTCGCGCCCGTCAACGTGCCGTGCCCGCCGGAGATTGCCAAACGGATGCGGCGCCAGCCCAACAAGATCGTGACGGTATCGGATGGCCTGCTGGAAGCGTGGGAGCACGCCAAGCTGGAAGCCAAGATCGCCACGGATGCGGCGGACGAAGCCAAGGGGCTCGTGCTGGCCGCCCTCGGCGATGCGGAATGTGGCGAGACGGCCGACGGTCGGAAGGTGACCTATTACGAAACAAGCCGCAAGTCTTATGTGGTGGCAGAGTGCTCCTACAGGACGTTGCGGTTGGCAGGAACTGGAACCTCTAAACGGAAAGCGAAGTGATTTATGACCCAGGCGGGAAACGAAGTGTTTGAAGGCGAAGTTGACGCGGGTGAAGTGGTCGCGCTCACCAACGTGGAGTCTGTAACCCGCGCCGAAGTGGACATTCAGATTGCCACCGCGCACCACTACCCCCGGAGTGTTCGGAAGGCCAAAGCGGAAATGATCGCGATGGCGACCATTGACGAGGATACGGCCGCCTCGTGCATGTACAGCGTGCCGCGCGAGGGCAAGCACATCCAGGGGCCCAGCGCCCGCATGGCTGAAATTATCGCGCAATGCTGGGGCAATATCCGCGTGGTGTCGCGCGTGACCGATGACGATGGCAAGTTCATCGTGTGTGAATCGGTCTGCCACGATCTGGAGCGCAACTATGTCAGCGGGTCCCAGGTGCGCCGGCGCGTCACCACCAAGACGGGCAAGCGGTACAGCGATGACATGATCGTCACGACCGCCAATGCGGCATGCTCGATCGCGGCCCGCAACGCCGTCCTGAAGGTCGTGCCCAAGGTGATCTGGAAACAGGCGTTCGATGCCTCACGCGAAATCACCACGGGGAACGCCGAGACGCTGACCAACCGCCGTGCCAAGTTGCTGGATTACTTCCAAAAGTTGGGCGTGAACCCCGATCGGGTTTGTGCGGCCGTCAACCACACGGCCCCGGAAGAAATCACCCTGGACGATATTGCGGCTCTGCGCGGCATGGCAACGGCGATCCGTGAAGAGGGCGCCGACATTGACGAACTGTTCCCGGGCCCCAACGCCAAGGAAACGCCGGCCAACCGCCCCGCGGCCAGTCGGACCGACGCACTCAATCAGAAGATGGCCAGCAATAGCGCCAAGACCGACGCGCCCAAGCCGGAACCAACCACCAGGGAACACGCCGGCAAGGCCCAGGCCGAGAAGCTGGCCGAAGCACTCAAGGAAACGCCGGGCGCCCCCACGGCCGCGCCGGCGCCTACCGCACCGCCGGCCGCGCCCAACCAGGCCCCAGCGCCAACGGTTGACCCCGAGCAGGCCGCCGCCGAATCGCACCGCGTGCTGGAAGTGCAGGCCGAAGAATTCGCGGCCGGCATGAAGATCGCGAAGGATGCCGAGAAGTTCCTGGCCAAGATCGCGCCGTCCGAACTGGAGAGCGCCAAGGCGATGTGCGGCATCGCCAGCATCACCGGCCAGAGCATCGACGTTTTGCGTCCGCTGGTTTACGGCGTGAAGTTGAGCCAGTTGGAGAAATCCGCGAAGTAGACAGTTACTTCCCCGGCGTGCTCCGCACTTGGCCACGCCCGGGGCTTTTGAAAACCGAATAGCGTTGCAGAGTCCGCGGTGGTCCGCGGGGCATAATCGGGTATCTCGGGCGGCCTGTGGTAAAAGCATCACAGGCGGTAGCAAGCGGCGAGGCTATTGTCCGCCAATAAGCCCGGCTCCGTTCAATTCGGAGCACGCAGTAGAAATGTTGCGTAATGGTTACGACCTGCCGCCAAGGCCGCTGGTTCGATTCCAGCCTGCAACCATTTTTTTTAACACGAAAGGAAGCCCATGAAGATTATTGCAAGGGGAAACGACACGGTTTTTATCGAAGCCACAGAACAGGAAGTGGTAAAAATAATGGGGTTCTACTGGGCCAACGAGCCCGGCTGCCCGGCCATTCGCGTTGGATGCGATGTGCCAATTAGTGATATGTACGACGCCATCAGGAGCATCGGCCAAACGTCAGGCATCGTTCACAAGGCCGCCGAGGAAATCGAAGGATTTGCCAAGCGGATGCGAGTGCTGGAAAGGGTGATCGCGGCACGGGAATCTGTCAAGTGAATGCGGTGACGACTGCCGCTTAATTCGTCGCAGATCGGGTGAAAAGCCCGGTGGCGTGGCCCCGGCCCAAACGGGGCGCACTTTTACGAAAGGAACCTCTCATGGGATTCAATTACCCACCGGGCGATCCGAGAAACGACCGGCCTAATTTCGTGATTCGCGACCCGATTTACTTTTTCAGCGGCCTGATTGCATTTGGCATTATCACGATATGGCTCCTGACAAAACGAGTCCCTTGAAGCCGCTAGTGCATGTTAAGTAATGCGATGTTTTCTGTCCAAAATGTAAAGCAAGGAAACCTCCCATGACCGCAACCGTAACCGTATCGAACGTAGGCCCGATCGCCAAGCCGGTCAGCATTCCGGTTGACCCCGAAGGCGGCATTGTCATTTTGCGCGGGCGCAACGGCGCAGGAAAGACCCAAGCTCTCAACGCCGTCCAGACGCTCTTGTCGGGCAATGGGACCCTCAACAAACGCCAAGGCGCCGAAGCCCCTGCGGAAGTCTCGGGCTTTGGCGCCACTGTCCGTTTCTCGAACCGCACGACCCACACGGGCGAACTGGAGGTCGTTTCGCTGGAAGACCGGCTGAGCATAGCCGACTTGGTGGACCCCAAGCTGAAAGACCCGGCCGCTGCCGATGCGCGGAGGATAAAGAGCATTCTTTCTCTGGCTGGCACCAAAGCAGATTTCAAACTGTTTGCCGGCCTGCTGGCAGGGAACGCCATGGTGCAATGCACCCAGAAGGCCACCCGGGAAGCTGGCGACATTGTGGATATGGCCGCCCGCGTGAAGGCTGACCTGCATGAAGCGGCCCGCCAGTATGAAGCCAGGGCGGATCAGGCCCAAGGCGCCGCCACGGCCGCCCGTGCCGCGATCGAGGGAATTGACCTGCAAGGTGAAGCCGACGAATCCAAACTTCGCAGCGCCCTGGAAGCCTCGCAGGCATCGCTGATACGCATGCAGGAACAACAGAAGGCCGCCACCCTGGCCCAGCAGGCACGCGCCCGGGCTGAGGCCCAGTTGGACAAGGCTATTGACGAATACACCGGGCCGGCCACGGCAGACGCGATTGCGGCCTACAATTCAGCATCAGCAGCACTTGCTGAAGCAATGGCCGCCACAGAGAAAGCCCGGAAGTCGCTCCAGTTGGCTGAACGTGCGGAGGAAAGGGCGTCGGATGCGCTCCGTGAGTCCGCTGGCAACGCTATGGCCGCCAAGGCTCATGACCAGTTGATCGCGCAATTCCGCGCCGCCCTGAACGCCAACACGGTCGAGGGGCCCACCGCCAAGGATATGAAAGCCGCCGAAAAGGCCCTTGGCGCCGCCCATGCCGCTGTGATGAACGGCGTCAAGATCCGCGATGCCCAGCGCAAGCAAACCGAACTTGACGGCTACCAGAAACAGGAACAGCAGCATCGCAACGGCGCCGATGCACTCCGCACGGCCGCCAAGGGGGTTGATGACGTGCTGAGCCGCGCCGTGGCTGGCCAGGGGCTGCGCGTGAAGGATGGCAGGTTGGTGACCACCACGAAGCGCGGCGAGACGTTCTTTAACGACCTGTCGGCCGGTGAACGGTGGAAGATCGCCCTCGACGTAGCGATTGATGCCGTTGGGGAACGCGGCCTTATCCCACTGGCCCAGGAAGCATGGGAAGGACTCGACCCGGTAAACCGCCGGCTGATTGCTGACCACGTGCGCGGCCGCAAGGTAACCGTCATCACGGCCCAGTGTGACGCGGGCGAACTGCGGGCTGAGCCGTTTGAGGCGAAGTGAGGACGCAATGGCAATGAACATTTCCGACGTGTGGACCGGAGAGAATCGCAAGATGCTGGCGGAACTGCTCATCCAGGACGATGGCCTATCGAAGTGGGATGCCGGATTCTTGGATGACATTTCACACCAGAGCTATCCACCGACGGCCAGACAGTTGGAGACCATGCGGAAGATTTACGAAAGGGAATGCCCATGAACTCATCCTGGCCAGACTGGCCGTATCTGCGGCAGGCGATAGTGGATGCGATCAACGACGATGAAGATTTGTCGTTGAAGCACGAGGCAATGTTTCAAGACGTGGTGAAGCTCGTTGATCACCTAACCGAGCGGCTTGGCGTGCCTAATGGGGCCAGCAATCTCGGCGACATCCTGCCTGGCACCACGGACACCACCGACGGGCGATCCTTCACGGTCCCACAAAACATCACGCGCACCATTCCGAAAGGGTAGATCATGGCATCACTCCAAACCGCCAACTGCCCGCGATGCCGATTGCGTGCCGCCGCCCATCGTCCTGGCCGATGTCTGGACGCCTGGATTGCCGAATTGCTCGGCTGGCGCGAGGTTGCCGAACTTGGCAGCGGCATCGGCTACACCGGCTTGCCGCCGCACGTCTCCGAGGAGGTGCGCAAGGCGAGCGTGGCCGACGTGCTGGCCGGGAAGTTTCCGGCGATTCTCGTTCCGTGCTATTCGTCGGCACAGTCGCCGGCCCTGGACTTGATCGCGTACCTGAGCGACGGCGGCATGGTCGCCGTGCGGTTCGACAAGTTTGACGTGAGCGTAGCCGTCAACCGCAACGGCGGTACATGGACCAGTACGCAGGAAATCCAGATGTCTGCCCCACATCGTGCCTTCTGCGAAGCGGCGGCGATGGCGGCGATCAAGGCAATGACTGCTAAGAGCAAAACCACGAGGAATGCTTGATATGCGATTATGCGCGATGCGTATAACGTGATGTTCTGGCCGAAAATGTGCGAATTACTGAAGGAGCATCAAGAGTGCCATTTGGAATAAGTTTCATACAAAATTGACAGGAGGAGTGACCATGAACCGCGCCAGCTACTACAGGCCACCGGCGAAGGGAATGTTCTTAATTCAAGATTCGGGCGGCTTGTATTTCATCGGAACTATGCGAATTGGTGCAGAGAACTGCCCAGGATGGGGATCGCACGAGGAGGACGCTTACGCCATGCCAACGCGGTCTCTCGCGGAGCGATGGATTGAGAGGATACGAGCATCTCCCGGAAGCACCGATAGAGACTTTCGGATCGTGCTGGCCGCAGGCGTGGAGGTGCCAAATGACATGCAGGAAGGCGGCGGTAAATGAGCACGCGCATCCCAGCATCATCCGTACCCGCCACAGTGGCGCGCATCGTGGCCAATGGCGGCAGTGGATTGGCCCGGCCGGTGCTGCCAAAGTTCAAAAATAAGGTGCAAAAATGAGTTTGGTATCGACATTCGTTATCGCCGACGATGGGTATTTTTACGATGATCCTCACATCGGCGAGCCAGGCAATCCGGATTGGTTCATTTGCTTTGACGATGATGATCCGCCGGAGTTGGTCATATTCGACCGGCGAGGATGCCCCGCAACATCCCGGCGGGCAACGTTACGAGACGCCCGCGAATTGCTGCAAAATCGCGGTCTAGACGCGTGCTTCTATGTCGAATCCATCGCCGGACACTGCGGCCGTTGCCGTCCGACTAAGAGCATGAAAACTGCCGATGCACAAGCATTCTGGCTGGATTGGAAGGGTGTGCCGCTACCTGTTGCCGCAATAGTCCGCCACGACAAAAGGGTAAGCGGACTACAAACCATTCATGAGGGCGTGGTGTACGGCAAGCGGGAAGCGAAAGATGAAAAGCGAAAGGAACCTCACCATGCCCCCTGAATTCAAAGCCGACCTTGCCGAGCTTAATGCCGTCTGCAATGACCCGGAGTTAGATGCCTTCCCGGAAGTCGCCGCGGCGCTGCGCGGTCTCGCGCAGGACTTTGCCAATCTTGGCGAAGCGATAGACCGCAACCAAACGGAAATGGACCGCATGAAAGGGCTGCTGGCGAAGGCGGAAGCGGAGAAAGCCGAAATGGTCAAACGCAACGCAATGCTGCGGAACCGACTAGATTTGCCATTGGAGCGTGTGGCTGGCTATGACCAGATGATGGCCGAGCGTGACCAGCTTCGGAATTCACTGGAAACCATCCGCGCATGGGCGTGCGGGGAAAAGCAGGGGTTTGGCGACGATATTGACGCCCTGCAAGGATGCTATCGGCTGGCAAATGAAACACTTTACGGGAAGGTGCAGCCATGAAACCCATCTACCACAAGTGCGGCCGCTGCCACGGCACCGGCAGAATTCAACTCACGGGCATCTGGCTCGACACGCTGGCGCTGCTGCGCAATATCAAGGGACCGCTCAGCGGCGCCGATCTGGCGCGCCTTATGGGCTGCAAGAATGAGGCGATGTGCAACCGCCTGGTGGCGCTGGAGCAAATGGGGCTGTCGCGTAGCAGGCCCTATGGGCGCGTCAGGCTTTGGATGGCGGTGACGTTATGACCACCACCATGTCAACCCTGCCTCCATCGGTTCGCGAGTTCATTGAACGCCGCGGTCTGGCCACACCCCGTAAAGTGGCAAATTTGGCCCCGTCCCGGCCCGTGGTGAAGCCGGTAGCCGTCGAGGCTGCAACACCAACCGACCCCGGCGCCGTCATTGACATCTTTGTGCCCGGCATCGCGCAACCGGGTGGATCAAAAACCGCCACCGTCATTCGCCGAAAGGGTGGCGCCATCGTGATGGTCAACGGCCGCCCGCTGGTCACGACGCGCGACGCCTGCAAGAAAAACCCTGAGTGGAAGCAGACTGTGGCGTTCTTCGCGCGGAAGCAATACGCTGGCGACCCGCTGGATTGCCCCCTGTCAGTGCGGTTCATTTTTACCATGCCGCGGCCCAAGGGGCATTACGGGTCGGGCCGCAACATGGGCGTTCTCAAAGCATCGGCACCGCAGTACCACACCAGCAAGCCGGACGCGCTCAAGCTGGCGCGCAGCACCGAGGACGCTTGCACGGGCATTTTGTGGCGCGACGACTGCCTGACGGTGGACATTCGATCTCGTAAGATTTACGGTGAAAATCCCGGCGTAAGGATTGTTGTGCAAAAGTTGGGCGGTATAATTGATGCACATGAGTTAATGCGCGCAGCAACGAACGCGCATCAGGAATTGGATCGGCTGTTGAAGTTGGCGGGCGAAATGCAGAACAAAACGCAGCCTTGACGGCACCGCCAGCCCCCGGGCATGATAAGTTCACAAATCCGAGAAAGGAGCAACCCTATGCGTACCGTTTCCATTTATGTGCGAGCGTGGCTTTGTTTCGCAACGCTGGCCATCATCATTGTTGGCGCCGCCTGCCTTGCCGCTGACGCCGCGCCAGATGCCCCCAAGAGCCCCGCGGCCGTTCAAGCCATGGCAACCCATGATGGCGCCCTCAAGCGGGCCAAGGAAGCCTATGATGCTGCCGTGGCGGCTGCTGACCGCAAGTACCTGTCGGACCTGCAGGCGGCATTAAAGATTGCCAGCAGCAACGGCGCCACCGACGAAGTGGTGCGGATCTTCAGCCAGATCAAGGCGGCGCAGCCGAATGCCGCCAATGACGCAGCCAACGAGCAGGCCCTGCGCGAGCAAGTCCTCGGCTGCCGGCGGTTCGTCTATGCGCTCCGTGGCTCCGGAAGTAAAGAGTTGGAACTCCTACGGGACGGCAGGCTCGGTAATGGCGTTGGTGGCTGGGAAAAGAGTTGGAGCGTACAAACCAAAGACGGCCGCGCCGTCCTGGTGCTTGACGGCGAGCGCGGCCCGGCAACGCTCGTTCCCGTCGGCGGCGCGTTCAAGGGCACGTTTGATCATGGCGCCAGCGCCGAGATCACCCTCACGCCAAAGCGCTAGCGCCAAGTCCTGGCAAATGCCGCGCGTTAAACCCATCGATAATTTTCCGCATGCTGGTATCCGGCAAGGGCACCACGCGGCGGCGGCTCATGTCGGGCAGTCCGATGTTCGAGAGGTAATGCCCGTATTGCGCGTAGTTGATGCCGAACCGCGGATCCTCGGGCCATTTGGCCGCGAACCGCGCCCGGGCCACGCCATAAGGAAGGGCCTTTACCGTTCCTCCATGAACGCTCCCCGACAAGGGATTCATCTGCCGGAAACGCCAATAATGCAGGCCCGCGACCATCACGCGCATCGCGTAATCATCATCCTCGCACCAGGCCGGGGAGAATGCCTCGTCAAAAAGTCCGACGCGTTGATAGGTCTCCGGGCGGTGCATGTGGATGTCGAAGGCGCTGCCCGACAAAAATAAATGGATGTCCGGCCGTTCCACCAGCAGCCGGCGCGCGGCCTCAATTCGATAGGTGTCCCATTTGATGTCATCGCCCAGGATGATCAGCCCGTCAAACTTGTCCCGCTCAAAGGCCCTTTGCAGGAAAAAGTTCCACGCGGCCGACACTCCGACATTAGCCTCCGCCGTAACGATCTCGACGCCGGGCCCGGCCGGTAGCCGTATGTTCTGGCGGCCGTTGTCCAGAATCAGCAGCCGGTCCCCGGGGCGCAGGTTGGCCGCCATCTGGGCATAGTTGGCGTTGAGCAAATCCGCGCGGCTCAGCGTGGCCGTCGCCACCATGATGCGGGGCGGCTCGGAAATGTGGATCGGCTCCACAGACTCTACCGGTGACATCTGAGCCAACAGTGTGGGTAACTCAAACGGAATCGCCACGCAGGCGACATCATTCTGGCCCCCCGTAACAGTCACGCGGGTACCGTCGATAACCATGCCATTGATAAATATGCACCCCGGCCGCTTATTGGGGCAGCGCCCCGGCGCGTGGGCGGGCGTCATCACCGGCGCCGCGGAGATCTTCAAAATGCGGAACGGGAATCGCCCCTCAAACACGTAAAAGCCGGTGTGGTAGCCGCCGTTGCCCTTTGTATAGGTGTGGAACGTCCCCAGAAAGTCGCCATCGGCCATGCGCACCGGCGGCGCGCTCAGACGCAATTCGTATCGAAATGCCGTGGACCATCCCGCTGGCCATTTCCAGTCGTTTTCGGCCACAAGGTGAACTTTATCGCCGCGCACCTCCAAGATACGGTGGGGCTGCATCCATTGAATGAAATAAAGCCGGCCGTCCGAGGAAAACGGCACCCAGTTCTTTTCGTGAACCAACTCGTAAAGCGGATCATCTTCAATCTTGTTAAAATGGGCCACCGGCACCACCGACTGAAAATCGGAAGATAGCCTCCACAACTTGATGCGTTCGGTGGAAAATCCATTCTCCCAGCAACTCGTGGACATGTACACATCGCCGTTGTGCGCCACCAATCGCGGATCGTCGTTGCGCTCAAGGCCGAGCACCCGCCAGGAATCGCGGCTTGCCCCCAAGGCCCCGTTAAGATCGATTGCCGCAATGGGGTTCCTGCGGTTGAGTCCCGAGCGGTAAGCACCTATAAGCCTGTCCGGGCCCAGGCGCAGCACGGCCATGTTGTAGGGGGCATCCTCTGGCAGGGCTATTTTTGTGATGGCAATATCGGCAACCCGTTCCGCCGTGTTCACCAATGCAGGAAGCGTCGGTTTTGCCACCTCCGGGGCCTTAGGCTTTTCCTGTGTGTACAGGCCCGACGTGCGTTCCCTGGCCACGTCGATGTTACCAAACTCGGCCCTGGCCAGGGCGATCGCGTTCTCATATTTAAGGAAGGGGAACGCCTTAAGCTTGCTTTCAGGGTTGCAATTGAACACCTGCAGGCCTTGGCGCTCGAGGTATGGCCGTAGGTCCGTGAATCGCCGGTTGATCACCGGGTAGCTCGCGTTATTGCCGCGGACGCTGGAATCGCTGGGCTTGTGGTCAAAGTGGTATCCATAGTCGGCTGACATGGTGAAATCCACTCCCAACAGGAAAATACGGCGGATGCCCAACTCGTACAGGATCCGGACGGCTGCGAACATGACCGATCGGCCCGCTTCCCCATCGGTGCCCCACCAGATGGCTGGCGACGTGAGAAAGTTGGTAACAGGGGTCGCGGATCCTTTCGGTCCCAAGTCCCGGTCATAGGCCAGCAGGTTGGGACTGTCCTGGATGCGCTGGTCAGTCCACTCCCACTTATCGCTGTCGAAAAGCCGCTGCCCCAGCAGGCCCCGCGGGCTGAACTTCATGATCAGGGGGTCGAGGTAAATCGACCGGATGAAATGATCCGACTGGTCAACGTGGGTGGCGATGTTGGGCCGGAAGGTCCGCACGCTGTTGTTCACACCCATCGTGAGGATGCCCGGCTGTCGCAGCAGATTGTGGTCCAGCTTTTTGAATGAAGGACCGCCGCAGATCAGGAAGGCGCTACGGCCGCGGTACAGCCCCTGTATCTGGACCGTTCGGCCATCAGGATGGTAAAGCGGCATGGGGCCAGCGGCCTTCGCCGGCGGGGCTCCGAATTTTCCCTTCGGGCAGGTGTTCTCCGCGGCGCGGTCCACACAGGGCCGATGGTCGATGCAATTGCGCCGGTCCCGGTGGTCACAATCGTAGCAGAGCAGCCGGTTGGCCTGTTCTCGGTCTGAAAGTTGGTCGGCTGGAGGCGGCGCCGGTACGGACCCCAAGGCGCTGAATTTGCCCATGGGGCAGAGCCCCTCGATAAGATGCACGCGATGGGCGCCGTTGCAGTTGACGCAGCGCCGGCAGTGCGCGTGATCGTCAGCGAACCGCCGTTCGCCTAAATGCTCACAGGCCCCGCAGATGGCCATAACTTCCGCCACCCGCCGAGCCTTTACTGCCGGGTCGGTCTGCCATGGAGACGGTGCGGGGCGGTACGGTTGCTTTGGGGGAATCGGCACGCCGGGGCCATAGGTCACCTGTTCGGGTGTCCCGTAGGTTGGCGCATCTCCAAAATGGTGGATCATCTTCATGTCAGAACGAGCGTCCCGGTTTGGTACGAAAACCCATATCCCGCGAAACCGCAGAGTGAGTTGGTGAAGGTGTCATAATGGGCCCACGTCCAGGCGCTCGATGGGCTCGATGTCGAGGACGTGATCCATGACAGCCCGGAGAGTCGCCACCGGCAGGACGGTAAATCCAACCCAATGGTGATGGCTATCGTCTGGTCAATCTCCTGACAGGATGACCCGTCAGTGTTTTTCGTAGAGTTGTGCACGGAAATGCTGCCCTCGTACTGGCACAAGGCGGCATTCCATGTCAAAGTTGCTGTCGCGTTGAGGGTCTGGTGGTTGTACAGCAGGTAGGGTCCGCCAACCGCTATCGCAAAGGAAATGTCTTGCGTCCATGCCGTCATTTGAATCGTCGCTGGGGGGCTCGATGGACATGTGCATGGCCCGCTACTCTGGTGACTGCTGATATGCTGAGAGCTTTGATGCTGGCTCGATGGAAGGTGCTGCGAACTCCCGACGTGTCCAGAGCTTTGATGCTGGCTCGATACGTGGTGCTGAGAACTCGCTTGTTGGCTGCTGCCGCTCTGAATGCTCTGCTGGCTGCTGTGGGGATGACTGCTCTGGTGGCTATGCACGCTCGATTGGTGGGAATGGGCCGAGGATTCCGTCACGGACGAATAGGATTTAGAACTACCAAGGTCGGTCATACCTTTTCCCCTGGGTACGCGCTGCGGATGAAAGCTTCATTGGCTGCAAACTGTTCCGGCGTTCTGCTCGGGAACCGCAAATCAGAGAAGCCCTTGCGGATGCCCGTCAAGCGCAGCGTCAGCGTCAATCGCCGTTTGGCTTGGCGCCCAAACCGGACATGCACCTTGCCGCCCTTCACCACGGCGCCCACTGCCACCGGGCAATCTGCCACAGCGCCGCACACTTGCACGCTGCCGGGTTCGCATACCTCAACGAACCGCGGATCGATGGTGATCCGGCAATTCTTCTGCGGAATCTGCACGGTCAGCACGTCATCGAACCGCACTTCCGGCGATTCCGCGATGAACAAGGCCGCATACCCGGTCTTACTCCAAGTGGCCGGCACGATGGCCGTAGACTTGGAACTCTGTTCACTCGGGGCATGCGATTGATGCGACGGCTGGCTCTGTTGCGAGTGCTGAGACGATGGGCCGCTGCTTTGCTCGCTACTCTGCTCGCTGCTTTGCTCCGAAGATTGCTCGGAACTTTGCTGGCTGCTCTGCTGAGAACTTTGTTGACTGCTCAATTCGCCCCGGCAGCGATGGCCAGTATCGGTTTCGTCCATGTAGGCGGTGTACCAGCGAATCATGGGCGGCGTTCCGCTGTCGCAAATTGGCCAGACCGGAACGATGGTTCCCGGACGCACGAAATGCGTCTGCTGATTTTCTTCCGCCATGTTGGTGACCGGCACGATGAAATCGCGCAACGGCGGCGGTGATGTCGTATCGTCGCCCGGGCAGTAGTGCGGGACTTTCGGGGCGTTGATGAATTTCAGCGGACTTTTGGCGTTGCCGTCACTGTTGGAAACCAGCAGCATCTGGCCCCAATATTGGTTGGTAATGAAGTCCGGATCGGCACTGCACCCGCAAGGACCACAGCATACCACCCTCGCAAACATGGCCGGTATGGTGTGCTGGAATACCCAATGCAGAACGGCCGTGCCATCGGCGTTGCGGGAAGCCATCTGGCGCACGAACACGTACTGGCTGCCATCGGTGCGCAACAGGTGCGTGCCCATGGGTTGCGGGTCGTTGTCGCCCGGCGTTGAGGACTTCACGGCCAGCGGGCCGGTCAATTCGTCAATGTTGGTGGCGGTGAAGATCTTGGCTTCGGTATCGGTTTCCTTTTCCGCGTTGGCCATCGAAGTGCAAAGATCGTCCTTTTCCTGATGCAAAAATGCGAACTTGAACCAGTACCGCGGGTCGGCATAATCCGGCTCGCTATTAGGGCCTTGGCGCAACAGCACCGCCAGCTTCCAAGGGAACGGCGAAACTTCTTTTGGCCGTGATACCGATGATCCGCCGCCCTGTATCGACTCGACAAGCTGACCCGGGCCGCCCATCGTGGGCAGGTATGCATTTGTGCGGTCAACATGCTTGGCCAGCATGTCGGCCAGCGCGTCAAACTCTGGCACGTTGGAAATGGGGGTTGGAATATTGGGGAGGGCCATGACGTATCCGATCAATTCATGACGGGCGGGATCATGCCGTAATTTTTAACCCCTGGCTCGATGCCGGGGAACACAACGGAGAAATCCACTTCAAGGGCGGAACGGATGCGCACCCAGCCATTGCCACCAAAACGCGAGCCATCGACCACCACATCCGCCGCCACCTTGTAGGGTATGATGCCATCCTCATCCTTGTAGAATACATACTCGTCGTGCGTTTCAGGGCGGTAGTGAATCGTGTACTGGTTGTCGTACCACACATTGTCATGGCTGGAACCCGTTACGGGCAGGATCATAAGCGTGCGCGGTGCGTAGCCGCGCCACTGGAACTTATTTACGCATCCGGCGAAGTTGAGGTTGAAGAACTCCGGGTCAAGGATTTCGAGGAAGCGGTATCCAACCGTGCCGCTCAGGATGGTACGGTGGAAGATGCCGCCTTGGCGCAATGCGGTGCCGGTCGTGGTGAACGTACCCTTGTCGTTCGGGTCCGAAGTCCACGTCACGTCGCCATCAGGCGAGTAGACCAGCGACATTGGATTGCCCTTGCCGTTGGTGCACCACTCGATCTGCCGCAACGATCCGCCCACGGTTTTCAGGTACGCTGATGGGTACAACTTCCATTGGTATTTGATGATGACGTTCATAACGTCATAGGCTGGATCTGACGTACTGCGCTCAACCACCACGCCTTTAAAAGTTGGGTCAGGATACGGCTCAAGCATAGAAGGCACGCCCGGTGCATTCATAGCAGCAATTTGGCGTGATTCCGGGGGCACATCATGCAAGCCGGAAACCTCAAAAATTCGGTAAATGTTCGACTCTGTTAAATTGGCATCGGCTCGGCTAGGGCGAATTAAATCTGGTTTTACCACAATGGCCATATCAACCTCGACTCCCGAAGATGGCGGTACTGACCTTGCCATGCGTAGTGGCTTGCAGAAGTTCAATGATCCTTTGGAGCTTCACGTTCGTTTCGCGTTGGATCTCATCCTTGGAGTCTGCTCCGCCCACATGCCCCGCCAGTCCACGCGCGATGGCACTGAACGGGTCGCCCGCAACAGAGAATGGGGCACCCTTGGGCTTTAGATCCTCTTGCTCGCGTTGCAGCACCAGAATCTCGTTCAGCCGCATCTTGTCGCGCAGGTCATCGTCGCCTTGCTCGTTGATGGCCTCGATGGCGCTTTGGGCTTGCTCAAGATCGGCCCCCTGTTGCTGCTTGGCGCGGCGCCCACCGGGATTCTTGATCTTGGCCGCGTCAAGGTCGGATTGGTCACGCAGGCCCATGATGTCGAGGCGTTCGGTTTGGCGGCGTTGTTGCTCCCCCGCTTCTACCCATTTACTGTAGGCCTCGTCTGCGATTTGTTTGCGGGCATCTTCTTCGTACGACTCATCCGTGAGCGCCAAGCCTTGATCGTCCTCAATATCCTTGGCTTTCATGTTGGCAATCCGTTGTTGGAGCGTATCGCGGATCTGGCGTTTCTCCCAGTCATTGATATTATCGAGGGATGCAGATAATCCGCCATAATTGCCCGTAGCCACATTGGCTCGCCGCGCCATGGTGTGCTGCTCATCCTCCTGATTTTGTGCCGCATACGCCTCAGTAATCTGAATCGCCTGCTCATTGGCGCCGGCCGCCGCTACGCCAGCCTGCGCATGCTGTACCGCCAGCCGCGCCGCCTCGCTGGGATTATTGGCGAAGTCCGCATTGGCATAGGCCAGTTCCGCTTGTGCGTCAATGGTCCGCTGCTGGGCCATTATCATTTTCGCCGCCAGCCCGGCGCCCTGCGCCCGCAGCACCGACTCTTGAGCCGCCGCATTCAGATCATCTGTCTCGGCCACGATCTTGAGCCGCATCAAATCAATCTGACGTTCGCCTAAGGCGACTCGCTGCTTGGCTTGTTCTTCCTCCTCATTCAGCCGGCTGCGAGATTCCTGATCGGCACGCATCGTCAACGCGCCAGGATGGGCGTGCAGTTCGATGTCGGCATTGGTTACGTCAGCCTGCAGGGCGCCACGGCGCTGCGTGTTTTCAGCAGCAATCTTCTGCCGTATGGCATCAAAAGTATCGCCGGAAACGCTCGACCGTAAGACGCCAGTTTGCATAGCTTCGGCGCGATCGCGCGTGGACATGGCATCAAGTTCAGATTGGCTCTTCATGTCCAAAATCTGCTGCTGCTCGGCTTGGTCCTTGACTTGTTCTTGCTTTATGCTGTTCCGTTGCGCGTTCGCCCTTGCATGGATTTGGGCTATCTCTGGAACGTCTACATAGTCCTCTTTCTCAAAACTGTACATCCTCTTTTCTGGGAGTTCATTAATTTCGTTCGCTTCTGCTGCACCTACGGCATTCAATTGCTCAGTGAACGGCTTGGCACGCTCCGTCATCTCAGTACGGGCATTTTCCTGCAATCGCAGGTAATTCATCATCAAAGGATCATTGGTAGCGCCCATGTTGATCGCTTCGTTGCGCGTGCGAGTCTGCTCGATCTGCACCGCCTGCTGGGCTTTCTGTTCCTGGGTCTGAATGTTCATGTCGCGTTCAATATCGGCGGCGCTCATGCCGTTGGCCGTGTCGTACAGATCCCGTAGCCCCGCCAGCGGAGCGCCAACAATAGGAATGGACCGCAACGCCCCCATTTCCGCCTGATGCGCCTTGAGCGCGGCCTTGACGCCCGAAGCCGGATCATTACCCGCCTCCGCAACGTCCACATCACGACCGGATGTAATTTCCTCCGTTACCAGCGACTCCACTGCCGCGATAGCCGCGCCCGCCGCATGGGCGATGAAAATGGCGCGGATTCCACGCAATCCGTTGCCGCCACGAGCACCGCGACCACCAGTCGCCCCCCCCGCTCCGCCGCCATCGTCTTCGTTGGCGTTGTAGCCCCGTTGGGGCATGCTCGCCCATTCGTCGGGCGGTTCCCCCGAACCCAGCAGTCTCGGCCCGACAGGACGCCATTCCGCATCAATCACATCGTCGGGGCGCCATTGCGCCCCATCGGAAAGCCCCCCAGCTTCCGCCCGCCACACTTGAAGCCGTCGGCTGATGGCCTCGATTTCCATCGTGGCCGCCGCCGTGTTGGCACCCATCGACGCCGCTGCTGTTGCCACGGCGGCGGCCGTAGCCGCCACGCTGGCCCGCGCGGATTCCTGCGCCGCATTTACTGCATTTTTCAGGTTATCGACTTCCGCCGCGACCCCTCCGCCCATGCCGCCGCTAAAATCGAAACCGCTGTAGCCCCCGGCGTTGCCCGTGGAATACCCCGGCGTGCCGGTAGCGCCCACGGAAGTACCGCCGCCGTTATTGTTGAATCCCCCAAACCCGCTACCGCCGCCCCCGCCACCCATCCCCAGCCCGATGTTTAGCGTGTTGGCCCTGGCCTGCATCCGGTCGATGGACGCGTTGACCAGATCCTCAGCGTCTTTCACGGACGCAACGGTGGCTTCCGTCTTATTGAGGATGGAGAACCAGAGATTGCCAAGATCACCAGCCGACATGGTTCACGCCCATTTGCTCTAGTGCCAATTCCTCAGCCAACGCCTCAGCATCCGCCCGCGCCTCTTCCATCAGGTCCGGGGCCTTCCCGCGGCAAATCCCATGTTGCAAGAGCCGCATGTTCAGCAAGTGGCTGTTCTTCCGCCAGTTCATGCCCGGGTAGTAGAACGCCAGATCATGGAGCATCAGGTAGTCGAAACGCTCGCTCCGGGCGCTGGAGGGTTTGCCGGGGTCTCCCCCATGCCCACAGGCTGCTTGGGAGCCACCTGCCCGGCATCGCCCATGCCCAGCGTCTTGTTGGCTGCTTTCGCCGCCGCAGTAGCCGCCGCCGCAACGCTCCGGGGCTCGATGATATGTGCCACCCGGGCAGCCAATGCCCGCTTCTGGTCCCCATACATCTTGCCCAGCACCGCCTTGGCTGCCGCTTCCGTCATGCCGCCCTTCTTGAGCGAGCGCAGAAGGCACCACCGCGTACCGTCAACATCCTGCACGAAGTAGTCATGTGCGTTGTAGGGGTGTAGCGGCTTCCGCCGTTCCTTGGCCAGCATGTATGCCCGGGCCTGCGGTTCCACCTTGGCCTCATCGCATTGCTCCTGCAATGCCGCCACATCCTTGGCGCGGTTGGCGGTGAGGATTTCGATCAGGTCGTCCTCATCCAGAACGGGGAACGTCACGTCAACGCCGCCGATCTTTTCAATGATCGGGGCGTCAACGGCGTCCAGAAAGTCAGTCGGAGCCATGAGATTCCTTTGTTACAGGGGCCGGTTAAACGCTGCCGGCCGCATAGATGCCGTTGCTGCGGAAGTTACACGCAAACGTGGTGAGTTCACCCACCTGGGCACCCCACTCGATATCGGTGAACGTCGCGGTAATCTGCTGCTGGCGGCCCGTGTCGGCAATCAGCGTGACACTCACGTTTTCAAACGTGTTGCCAAAGCCCAGCGCGGAGCCCTTGACGAAGCCCGACACCGCGCCGTTGATGCCCTGGCCGGTAATCTTGCCCGTCTGGAACCCGTTGTCGGAGAACCCTTCCGAGTCCTTCCAACGGAAACTGTTGCGTCCGTTGAAGCGGCGAATCTTTCCGGTCATGCCGCTGGGGAGCGTGAAGTTGGCCGTCAGGCCAGTTAGGGTGTCGTCAGCCATGGGAAATCTCCATGAAAGAGTGATGGTTGGTCAGGTTACACGGTTCCAATGATGTCGATTTGGAACGGCACGTTGGTCCCGGCCGCCGCCGTGACGGTCAACAGGTGATGGCTGCCGTCCACGGCGTAGCCGATGGGGCTTTGCATCGCGATGGCGCCAAGGGGCTGCCCGGCCGCACTGCCCGCATGGGCGATGATGGCTCCAGCCGCAGTACCGAACGGGGCGGTCCATTCGTTGGTGATAACGCCGGATACGTCGCCAAAGGTCAGGTCCTGGCCCACCGTCTGGCTCTGGTTCTGGATCAAAATGGCTTTGATGCCAGTCAGCAGGGTCGGGTTTACCAGCCCGGCCAATCCGCACAGATCCACCGTAACCGGGGTGCCGGTGGAGACTGTGCCAGCGTACGACACGATGGCATTGGCCTGGCCGTTGCCGGTCCCGCTGGCAATCGCCGTGGCGAGGGCGGCGTTGGTGGCGGCCGTGAGTTGGGCCACACTGGCGCCGGCCGGGGCAGTCACACTGCCGTTGAGGGAGATGCGGAACATTGCCCCGCTAAGCGTGTTGGCCATGAAAAAACTCCTTTAATTGGTTGACCGTTGAACGCGAAATTCATGCACGCACAATGCGTGGTACAGCTCGTTATTGTCGTTGTCGTATTTCATGGAGCACCGTGGCGGATCGTTGCGTATCACGCTGAGGCAAACGTCATTGGGCATTGATAGTGAGGCGTAATCGAAGATGCGGCATACCTGTTCAATCTTGGCGAGGGCGTCCAGGTACGAGCCGGAGAATATGTCCGTCTGGATCTTGACGTTTTCGATGTAATCCTTGAGGCCCATCACATGCACATTGCCGCGCCCGGGTACAAAACTGAATCGGGCATAGGGGCGGGGCGTGCCTTCTGGTTGCTGGCTGAAAAACGGCGTCCCGATGGCCGCCAACGTGGCATCTGATTTCCATTTGTTCTGATAAGCGATGCTGAGTTCCTGCATTAGAGACTCACCCCCGCCCGCACGATAGCCGGGATCGTGTCTTTGGCTCGGTCCATGGCCGGGCTCATAAACGGGTACGCGGCGTTCTTATCGGTGCCAAACTCCAAGTCGAACGGCACGTTTTCACTGGCCCCATCATCAGTGGCGCGGCTGCTGACAATCCGCTCGGTCAGGGCAAAGTCGTCCTCTTCGGTGAAGTGCCGCACGCCCACAAACAATCGGCCTGTCCGCAGGTACGGCGTTTCGCTCGGGTGGCTGTAACGCTCCATGCCCATCGGGAAAGCCGTATCAAGGGTGTCCTCGATATCCGAAACGATTGCATCGCCAATCATGCCCATCGTGTCGCGCATTAGCGGCATCAGCATCGGGATGGCCTGGTCGGAAATGCTCATGTGATTTTCTCCATCAGCACTTTCCACATCCGACCCTGCCCGCCCATATCGGCCGGAGCAATCGCCCGGTACTCCGACATGTTCGGGCTGCCAACCAATCCCGCCACGACCTTGTTGCCCTCATTAATGCCCGACAGGTCCGTCATGGAAAACAGGTTGTAAATGATCGACTCATTGCGCCGCCCGATGTTCGGATCAGGCCGGATGCCGCGACCCTGTACGGAAAACTGCGGCTGGATATTGCACGCCAAGTTGCTCAGAATCGCCGTTGGGATCCGCACCGTACCGCCGCCCGCGTCAGCCGTGGGCCGCATGGCGTAGACGGTGGCGGTGTGGGTGGACATGATATCGTCCGCCAGCAAACCGCCTTGCGAGATGTCAGCCAACAGGCCCATGAGAATCCCTTATCTGACCGCCGGCGGCAACGGCCACCAGGGCAATCCAAGAACTCCACCGGGCACCATTGTCGGAACCGCCGCCACAAGGTTGTTGGAGCGATCCTGAGACTCCCAATACTCTGCCGCCTCGACGAAGGTGAAACCGGAACGCTTTTTGAACTCGTACTGATCCAGCCGTTTGGATTCGATGAAGTCTTCGCTCATCAAGGCTCGGAAGATCAGGCCAAGGGCGCCTTCTTTGCTGCCCGCGGTATTAATTGCCGCCTCGAGAAACTGCCCTATCGCAATGGTCACGCCGTTTTTGGTCAGCATTAAGGGCATTGAAGGCAGGTTCAATGCCACGAACTGCTGATCTGTAAACGTAACGGCCATAATCGCCCTATCAAAAACGCCCCGCCCGCTCGTGACGGTACGGGGCGTTTGGGATACTAAGTTTGGTCAATGCGGTTACGAAACCGTCAGGCTCCAGACCACCAGGCCGTTCTTGATCGTCGGCAGGAAATAGTCGCCGCTGATCGCCTTGAGCTTGATCGGGTCGGTGCTCATCGTGGCATAGGCGAACTTGCCGTTGACCACCTTGACATTGGTGAGCAACTGTTCGATGTTCTGCGCCTCGCTGGCAACGGTGGTCGGGATCAGGGTGCCGGCCTCAAAGAACTCATACCAGTTTGGTTCCAGGTCAGGGATGACCACAATCTGATTGTCGGCGAACCACTGCTGCACGGTGCCGGCCGAATCGACATAGTAGTTGTTGTAAGCCGGGAACCACTCGAAATCGAGCAAACCTTTGGGCACTTCGTTGGTGTCCATGAACTGCTGATTGAGCATCGGTTGCCGGCTCAGGTACGCCTGCATCGCGGTATTGCCGTACAGGTATCCGGGGATGGCCTTCCCGTACAGGATTTTGACCGGGTTGTAGTTGCTGGTCGCGCGGAACGATTCCCGCAGCGTGCGGAGTGAACTGGGGATGTCGGTGCTGGCGCTCGACCAATCGCCCACGGCATAGGTGGAGACGTTGGGGTAGTTGGTGGCCTTGGTAAACGCCTGAGTCCCGAACGAGACGGTCTGCACGGCGCCGCTGGAGGTCGAAAGGATGTTGCCGCTGCCATCGGCGTAGATGGCGCCCTTGGCGAAAGCGGAGCACACCAGCGTCTTGCGCAGGTTGTCCTGGCGTTCGCGGAAGTCAGCCATGCGGCGGGTAAATTCCGCCTTCGCCTGCATTTTGACGTAATCCACGCCGCTCATGAGTTGATACAGGAAGTCCTGATCGACCACGAAGTGCTCGCGGGTGCCGAGGGCGGTGGCATACTGCCAGTTGGCGCCAAGCACTTCGACTTCCCGCGAACCGGAAGCCTGGTGGACAAGCTGTGCGGTGGCCCGGTTGCCCTTAAATTGCTTGAACTTGATCTGCAAGCCGACCGGCTTCTCCGGCGACGGCGTGAGAACGCCATCGGGCATGTACAGCGGCAGGCCGCGCTTGATCGCTTCACTGTTGGCCAGTTCGGTCATCACCGGGCCGGCGAAGAAGTCCTGTAACGTCTGTCCCATGAGAAATCTCCTTGTTAAGTTGCCGGTTAGACCGGGGCTTGCGGTTGATTACCGATCGTTGTCGAAAGTGAACGCCACGCCGCTGACATTGTTCTCGCCGCCGCTCTTGAGGAAGCTCTTGAGGTAGGCCTGGCAGGACGGTTCCACGGTATTGGTGAAGTCGTCCGTGACCAAGTTCGGAATTTGCGAGGAAAGTAGGTCCGCTCCACGCAGCCACATTTGCAGGGCCTGGTCGATGCTGGCTCCGTTGATGTCGGCCACATCGGTCCCGAACACGTTGTCGGCAAAGATGATCAGGGGCGACTGGCTGCCATCGGCGGGCTGGATCAGGCTCTTGGTGACGTAACTGTTGGTCACGGCGCCGACCGTCAGGGTGGTGCCAGAGGCGGCCGAGCACGCAACCACTTCGGACTGCATGGTGCCGCCCGTGGTGGCGGGGCCGGCGATGGTGATGCCGACGCTCGCTCCGGCGGCGGCAATGAGGCGGGCCAGTTCGGTGGCCACGGCCGCATTAACCGTGATGCTGGTATTGGTGGCGGTGATGGCGGCGGTATTGAGGCCGATCACGCTATTGCGGTACTTGCCGCCAGTCGTGACCTTGCCCAGGATCGTGCCGGGGCGAATCAAACTCGTGGGGCTGGACCCCACGTCGCGGGTCCGGGTGCCGTCGAGAATGTAAAACGACGGTACGAAGTTGATCTGGTTCCATTGGCTCGAAACGAAAATGTTCCGCGGCGTGATGGACCCACCAGTGCGAATGCCGGGGAGGCTGTAGAAATTCGTGCCCATGTGTTTTGCTCCTTATGGAAACGGGGTCTTTGATTCCGCCGCTGGTTACTTGGCCAACCAGGGATTTTCTTTCTTGACTTCGGGCTTCACCGGATCGGCATCATTTGCCTTCGCGGGCACAACTTCCAAGCCGAGTTGCTTAGCAGTCGCCTCGCCGGTCGCCACCGGGTTGTTCGATTCGATGATCTTGACCACGCGGTCAACCGTATCAGCGATGCCTTCCGGGTCTTCCATGGAAAGCATCAGGGCTGAAAACTTGCCTTCCTTCCGGTCGCCGATCAGCTCAGACTTGAGGGCGTCCTTGGTGGCCTGGGAAAGTTTGGGGGAGCGATCAAGCCGCTCCTCGCCGACCCGCGCGGCCAGGGAGAGGAACTTCTTGTCGGCGGTGGCCTGCCGGGGAGCGGTTTTCTTGAGGGTGTCCACTTCGGCCAGGGCCATGGTGAGTTTTTCCTTGGCCGCAGCGGCTTCCGTTTCCAAGCCCATATACCGGGCGCAATGGTCAAGAATGTGGTCGGTTGCGTTCTCTTCAGTGACGGAACCCTTGGGGAGCTTGCGGAGGCGTTCAATTGCCTCAAAATGTTTGGCTGTGTCGAATGCCATGGGTTTCTCCAATGAAAGGTGGTATTCGTTATCCGCTGGGTCTTCCAGCCCGGCGGCAATACGCTGGCCGGAAACAACAGGGCGAGGGACGTATGCGGTGGCGTAGATGCAATCCTGATATTCCTTGCCCTTGCCATCGGTGACTTTGGGCTCAATTTCGATGGATACCCGGCGGCACGCTTCGGCAATTTCGATATTCTTCTGGCCGCGAACTTGGTGGACGGTTTGCAACCATTCGCCATGCCGCTCAAGGCCGATCATGTCGCCCATGACGACATCGGCGGTCTTCTTTTCATGGTGGTCTTTGGTGACAACCATTGCCACGCCGTTCTTCTGCATCGCGTCGAACGTCGTAAGCCAGTGGCTTGCACGGTCTTCGGTAACGACCAGCGGAGTGGCCCACCCCTTTCTTGTGTAGGTCTGTCCGATTTGGATTGCATCGTGCCGAAACTCGGCAACGGGGGTGCCATCAGCCAGCGTATATCGCTTGGCGGCCCCTTCGGACCCAACGGACAAAAATAAGGGTGTCGCGTTCGCACTCATGGAGTACATAATGCGAAGTGCTGAAAATATTTGCTTAACTATCAATACCCGTAGTGGGAATTAAACATAGACCGCCTTGAAGGGGAAGCGGCAGGCGGGAGAAAGGCAACGGTAATAACGAATATTTCCCCGGTCGGTCTTGTACCCGCGTATTGCGGTGCCGCTGCAATGCGGGCAACGGTGGCGCCTAAAAATTGCCACCGGCATAGTTGGGGCACGCATAATCATATCAAGAGCCATATCATGCCCTCTTTTGGCAACGCGATTCGACCAGTGATTCAAACCAATCGGCATCGGCCGCGCGAAGGCAAATTGTGCGGCCCGTAACTAGGAACACCTCCAGCGCCCGGCCCTTGCCGTCTTGCATTCCCACGGGGGAAATATGCGATACGGCATCGATGTTGAACACCTCCCCGGCGACGTTTACGAAGTTGCGGTTTGGCGTTACCGCCGCAGCGGGCAAAGACGCCGCTCGCGACTGGTCCAATACCGCCATGCGATTGCCATTGTTCCGGCTCATGCGATCTCCTATCTGTATTCAACGTCGCATCGGCAACCGCCGTGCGTATCAACCGTGGGCCATGGGCCAAGCATCGGATCAATTTCTCGCCCTTCAAATCCGAGACATACAAGGCAAGTCTTTTCATCGTGGACGCAAACCCAATAGCCTTTCAGGCCAAGTTGCTTATTGCCATTGACTTCGCCAATCACGCTGGCGACGTAAATCTGATCGCCCGCAATCTTACCGGCGCGGACCTTGTTGAACCACCTGCCATCAACCTTGCCGCCCTTTTTCTCCCAGTGTTTCAGGGTGGAGGCGTTGACTTCTTTCGCTACGTCGCCAGCAATCTTGGTGATACGTTCATTGGCGGCATCAATGGCCGCATTCGACAAGGCCGCAGGCGCCGCCGGGTATTTCGCCAACGCAGATTGCACGTTCTCTGCTGCCTCATCTCGCATGGACGCCGCCAACAGTGCCGCAAGCGTACCGTCGGCATCATCCGGCAGGGCTCCGTTTGTTTTGAGTGCCGCCTTTTGATCGGCGAACAGCAGCAGAAGCAGGGCGATCAAATCCCGCTCCCGCCTGGTTTTTTTTTCGGCATCGTCATCTTCCACTGAAAGGGCCAGCGATTCGCCCTTGGGAGTTCCGATGTTGACCTCTTTATCCTTCTGCTGCTGCTTCAGAAACTCGGCGGCAATGGCGTTGGCATCAAATTGAGCATTTGGCTTCACGCCCGTTTTGGCCATGACGCTCAAAGCGTCAACACACCGCAGAAACATCATCGGTCCTTGCGGTCCAGAGAAAAGAGACTTGATAATGTCCTGCTGCAAGCCAAGTTGGCTATCCTGCATAGGGCTGATCTTGCAGACCACCAATCCCACATAAGCGGGACCGTGGTTTTGATCCAAGTAGGTATCCACCACCTTGTTCATTTCCCGGCAAATCTTTCCGCCAAACGGCTCTTGAATCTGGACCGCCACACCGCCATGCGTTTCGGAATCGGCCTTGCTGCTGGTGCGGGCCTCCAGGATGGCCCGCGCCGGCGTCAGGTGCCCCATGCAGATAGCCCGGTCCAGTTTGTCCCACAGGATGCTGATGCCCTGCCCACTGTCATTCTTGGTGTCGATGAATCCGAGTTTGTACGGGTTGACATCATCCGACTTGAGCCCCTTAAGGATCAGTTGCTCGGCATGTTTGGCGAACGGGTTTGGGATGATGGCGGTTTGCCCGTTAGCCAGTGCGTTGGCAAACGTCAAAGCGTTCTGCTGGGCCGTGGCGTCAAGGCTTTGGCCTTTGCCGTCGCGCAGCCCCATTGGCCATTGCACATAGGGGACCGAACGGCAAAGGATGTTCAGGCCCGATTCCAGCAGGTCGTAAAGTTGTTCGGCTCGAGCCCACGCCTTTTTGTAGTTCTCTTTGCGGGACCGTCCATAAGGGTTGATACCGCGATCATCGTGCGTGATGCGAAATACCCGGCGCATGTCGAGAATTTCCACCCCCTGATTTTCTATGCCAAGCACGTTGCCATGCTTGTCCGTCATGAATTGCGTGCCAATGATCGATGCGTAACTGCCCACGCCGGGGAATCCAGCCGCGCCCCAAGGCCCAGCCCGTAGCAGCGTCTTAAACTTCTTCACGCTGGTACGCGCCGGGCGGCCGTTGATGCCGGGGCGGTTCTCCCACACGATTTCGGCAGTGTGGTTGCCGTCATCGCGAGCGCGGGGGCAGATGTCCAACCGCTCGGCTGCATGGGGGGAAAACTCTGCCGTAACCTCTTTTACCAAATCCGCCAGCGCCGCCGCCCCAATCTGATCGGCCGCACCGGGGGCGCCCTCGAAGGACATTTCCGCGGACCGAATCGGCGCGTCCGATGCCGCCTGGCAAAGCGCCACCGTTGGGTTGCGGTCCATCAGATCGTAATTCCAGAACGTCCCCACGGGAACGCCGTAGCCATTCATTTGGATGGAGCCGAAGGACGTATACCCGCCAGACCACGCGCCCGAGCCGAATGGCGCCACCGCCAGCCCAAGACCGGCGGCGAAGATGCTGAACTGGTCGGGCATGGCCTCGCCGGTCGCCACGGGGCCGCTGGTGATTGCCCGGTCGATTACCATGCCGCCGCCCGTGCCGATTCCGATGTTTAAATTATCTGCCATTACAAAGCTCCTGTCGTTACCAAACCTAAACCGTCAATCGGTTCCAAATGGTCACCATCAACGATCCCCACGTAACTGAACACATCGACCGTATCGTCGTGGGCACCGTTGGGGAATGCCATCAACTCCGCAATCAGAATCAGCACCCACGGTGCCACTTCCGGCTTCGGGAAGTAGAAGTGCCCATTTTCCATCTTGATCGCCGATTGACCGGATCGCGTCACCTTGTCTCCGTCAGCTTCCAGTCCGAGAATCGCCACCCCGTCACGGACGAACTGTTGCACGACTGCCGTGCCGTTCTGTTTTTTCTCGATGTAGAACCGGCGCAGCGAGCGCTTTATCATCATGCTCTTGATCGCCGGGCCGATGTCGGGATGCTCCAAGCGTTGCCGCAACAGGTCCAGCAGCAGAATGTCATGGTCCAGTGTGGTAGCGACCGAGAGCAGGGCGGCGTAGTCCGCCGTTTCCTTGAGCGACATGGCCAGATCGCCAACGCCGTAGCGGTCATCAATATCGCACTTCATGACTCGCCGGTCGCCGCGCTCAGGATCGTGCAGAACATAATGGTCCTGTTCTTCGGTGTACCAGCGAATCCACGCCTCTTTGAATTGGCCGCCGCCGGCGGGGTTTGGGCGCTGCTGGTGCTGGCCGGCAAACGCCGCGGGCCGCAAGCGAAATTCCTCATAGTCGATGGCTGATTTGGGGAACTTGGCAGGAAACAGCAACTCGCAATCTTCTTTGCGGGGATCTTCAAACTGCCGAATAACGGTCTTGCCGTTAACCATTTTGATGCCCAGCGTGGTCCGACTCTTGTTAGACGGGTCAAAGCGGCTCGGCAGACATAAGTGTTGCCAGTTGCCCCATTTACCTTCCGCCAGAACGTGACCGCTCAAATCTTCTTCATGTAGCCGCTGCATGATGATGACGCGGGCACCAGTTACAGGATCACTCAGGCGGTTGGCAATGGCTTCATCCCACAGTCGCAGGCATTCCGCCCGCACCAAGTCGGAATTGGCATCCTTGACGCTAAGTGGGTCATCCACCACAACATAATCGCCGCGGTGGCCAGTGGAACCACCCTTCATGCCGGCCGCCTGACGGAATCCAGTGGCGTCATTGGCGAGGTAGGCGTCAGAATCTTGCGTGAGTTTCCATTTTGGCCGGAAGGTTTTTTGATACCAGTCCGACATGATAAGCGCACGGCATTTGCGGGAATCACGGATGGCAAGGTCTTCGGCATAGGACCAGAACAGCCAGCGTTTTCCGGGGCTTTTGAGCCATACCCAGCACGGCCAGAACACGCAGACCAGCATTGACTTCATGTGTCCAGGCGGGATGTTTATCAGCAAATTCTGGACGCGGCCTTCTGTCACGGCTTCAAGATGGTCGCAAATTGCCTTGATATGCCAATTGTCAACGAACGGCGTTGAGGGCTCCAAGACGTGCCACGCCTGTTTGACGAACTCGTGCAGGCTGCGCCGGGCAAGGGCTGCTTGCACAAGATCGTCGGGCGGAAGATCGGGCATTTCCAAGGCTACAGACATCGCGGGCTCCATGCCCCGCGCGCACCACCCGCCCCCAACCGAACGCTACTCTACCGTTCGCTTTTTAGAATTGCAACCTTTGCACCGCAAAGTAAGTGGCTTGGCGACTCAATCGACAATATCCCCAATCTCGCACTTCAACGCCTTGCAGGTGGCAACCAGGGTGCTGTACCGCAGATCGCCGGGATGATCCTCGATCCGCTTCCACGACTGCGCCAACCGCCAGCCCGCCGCCTCAGCGGCCTGTCGGAGATTCAGACCAAGCTCCACCCGCCGCGCCTTGATTTTCTTGCCATTTATCATGGAAATCTCACAAAATGACAGCTAACCTATTGCATTTATAGCAGAATTCTGGTATAGTGTCAATGATGAAGTTGAAAGGGGAAGAAATGACCAAGGCGTACTCTTACCTGCGGGTTTCGGGAATTGGTCAGGTGGCCGGCGACGGGTTCCCTCGCCAGCGTGCCGCCATTGCGGCCTACGCGGCGGCACGCGACCTTTCCATTGAACGCGAGTTCGTTGAGGAGGGCGTCACGGGCAAAATGGAAGCGTGCTACCGGCCAGCGTGGTTTGATATGCTCTTGGCGCTCAAATCCAACGGCGTGCGGACCATCATCATCGAACGTCTCGACCGGCTGGCCCGCGACTTGATGGTGCAGGAGCACATCATCGCGGACATCCAGCGGGCCGGTATTGAACTGGTCAGCACAGCCGAACCAGACCTGGACAGCACGGACCCCACCCGCGTACTGATGCGCCAGATCATGGGGGCCATAGCCCAATACGACCGCGCCATGATCGTACTCAAGCTCCGCGGTGCCCGCCAGCGCAAGAAAGCCCTCACGGGCCGCTGCGAAGGCGCCAAGCCGTTCGGACTGGACCCCAAGCGCCCCGACGAAGCGCCCATCCGCCAGCAGATCCTGGCCATGTGCCGCAACGGCGCCGGCTTTGAGGACATCGCCCGGCACCTGAACGCCATGGGGGTCAAGACGCGGCACGGTAAACCGTGGCTGCGCGCCACCATCCAGCACATCGCACAATCGGAACTCAAGAAAGGAGTGGCGGCTTGAAGGTGGTTTACGTAGCCGGTCCGTACCGCGCCCCGACCGCATGGGGCCGACAGCAGAACATCCACCGCGCCATGGAAGTGGCGGCGGAAGTGTGGAAGCTCAACGCTGTGGCGCTGTGCCCCCATGCCAATTCGTCCAACCTCGACGGCATCGTGCCCGATCAATCCTTTCTTGACGGAACGCTTGAACTGCTTCGCCGCTCCGACGCCATGATTCTGGTGGACGGATGGCATGACTCAGCCGGCACCAAAGGCGAAATTGACCTGTGCGAACGGGTCGGGAAGCCCATCTTTACCAGCACGGCACAACTCCGCAAATGGTTGGCATCGCCCGAGAACCACCTTTGCCTCGCAGGATCCCGCGAACGAACCCCGGAACCGTCTACGAATCCAACAACCCCCGCGACAACGGCCGCCGCATCGTCATCGTCCACAACGATCCGCGAAGTCCATACGTCGTCGCCCGATCAGCCGACCGCGGTATTCACTCCAACATCCGCAAAGACTCGTTCCGCGACCAGCCGCCGTTCGTCAAACACTGCTACCGAAAGGTGCAGCGCAACGTGAACGCCGATCCAACTTTACTGCAAAAAATTTCTGGATAACTTCACTGGCTCAACGGCATCTTGGGTGGAACCGTTCGATACCAACCCGTCCTGACGGCTCCACAGCCGCAGCAATTCAACTCCACGCCGTTCTCCCAGCCACAATACGCACATCGCCCACTATCAAAGCCCCGCAACTCGCACAAACGACGCGCCGCAACATTCACTGGCGGGGGTGGAGGTCTACATGCCATATATGACCCAATCTCTAAGCGTTAAATTATTGCACTACTGCTGAATATTCGCCATCAACTATAAGCCAAGAGGGGCTATTTTGGAAAAAATTTGCGAGAAGGGCTTGAGTAATGGACTGACCAGGGCCACCCCGTTTAGCGAATCGCGTTTAGCTTGGCCGGCGGCGAGGTTTAACGGTGCCGGTATATCGTTCCACAGATTTAGACATTTCACAATGTACGTCATTCTGTCGTCGTGACCGGCGGCGTGTTCGCGTGCTCGGCCTGCACTTCGATAGGCTCTGGCAGTGCGGCCTGGGCCTGCTGCTGTGCGAGTTTCCGGGCCTTTGCGGCGGCGTGGATGTCGGCCATCTGTTGTAATTCCTCTAATGTGTACATATCAAGGTCGATTGTGGATGCTTGCTGTATGGTCTGGACAATCTCCTGCGTGGGCTTACCGTCCAGCGTGTCGCGCAGGGCCTCAAAGTCTGCTGTGCGGCCCGCTTCCTGGATCCCGCGAAACATCTGCCGCGCTGCTGTAAGCTTCAATGCGGGCGACTCCTTGTCTGCAAAGACCTTCATCAGGTCGAGTTCGGTGAATCCCTTCATCCTGGTCAGCCATTGTTTTACGGTAAGCTCGCGGTCGGTCTGCCCCTTGGGGTTACCGCTAACCCCTTTCGGCCATTGTCCTGGCCTGCGTGGCAGTTCGGTCAAGCTATTTGGTTGCTGCGTCATGGTTTACACAATAGCGTTACTGGCATGGTCTGGTCAAGTGCTTTCTGCCGGTCTTGTTTGTCGGCTTGGTCGTGGTTCGCGTTCGGTGAGCGATTATCAATGTCCCTGCGGGCCATAAACGCGCAGGAACTCCCCCCCCCTTCAATGTGATTGGGGCGGGGGAGTGGGTTCCCTAGGCTCACATCAGGCCATAGCCGGGGAAGTGATACACAGGCTATTCCGAGCGGCTTCCCTGCGGTCTTTGTGGTTACCAGGTCGCGCGGACCGAGTGCGATAACCTGCACGTTGCCGACAGTCGGCGTATGTCAGATGGGTGCGACAAAACATCCATCTATGCGTAATCTAGCGTTGCGGTTGAGTTCAGTCAAGAGTCTGCTTGCAATTTATCACTTTGTGGTGTAAAGTGACTGGTGACAAAACATCCGGCGCCGCCCGGCGCCATCCAGCAGAGCCCGTTAATTGCGGGCTCTGTCTGTTTTTGCTCCCCCACTTTGCGTCGCAAGCATCATCCTGGGATGTCTGGCCATTTCGGATTCCCCATCACAAGTATTGCAATCCATCAATATCAGCATGTCATTTCCTTGTTAGGTTTTTGTTTTGACCAATGTTTATGCGGGTTTGGTGCGTGTCATATCGACCATTCTGCGTGTCAAATAGCGCATAAGATTCTCTCACAATTCTTTTATAATACGCTTGCTTTATACCCGATACATTCTATAATGATATCAGTGATTCAGAGATCTGAACCACCGCAACTCGGAGCGAATCCGGGAGGAACCGAGTAGGAGAATCAGATGAGTACCCTTCGCAGTGAAAAAAGCCTAGCGCTCGCGCTGGCGGCGCCGCATCCGCGCGGCGTTGCCGGCCTGGGCGCTGGGCCATGTTGGCGCGGCGTTATGGGAATTCAGGGAATAGAAAGGCAGTGTTTTATGTGGAATCGCAATCAAGGCTATCGTTCAAGTGGTAATGCCCTGGCAACTCTGGACAATGATCGGCTGCACGCTATCGCGCCGTCGGTTTTCGCGGAGAATCCGCACGAAAGCCGTTCAAGCCGGTATGCGTTCATTCCGACCATTCGCGTGGTCGATGGCCTGCGCGGCGCTGGATTCCAGCCAGTTTGGGCGGCGCAGTCAAAGTGCCGCACGGATCTTACCCGGCAAGATTTCACCAAACATATGATCCGGTTTCGGCACGTTGACGCGCTCGATATGGCCAGCGGCACATTCCCAGAGGTCGTTATGGTCAACTCGCACGATGGTACATCGACGTATCAATTCCTTGCCGGCCTTTTCCGTATGGTCTGCGGCAACGGCTTGATCTGCGGCGATTTCGAGGCGCTGAAAATCCAGCATACGGGGCGAATCGTGAAAGAAGCCATTGCGGGCAGCTATGGCGTGCTGGAACAATCGCGCCGGTCGTTGGGCGTGGCGCAGGATTGGCAGCAATTGCAACTGACCAGCGGCGAGCAATCCGCCCTGGCGGTAGCGGCCCATCATGTACGTTTTGCGGATTCGCAGGGCAATGTGGATACCCCAATCCAGCCGGCGCAATTGCTGCGGGCACGTCGCGTGGACGATATGAAAAATGACCTGTGGACTACCTTCAACAGGATTCAAGAAAACACGATCCGCGGCGGCCTGCGTGGCGTTGGCCAAGATTCCCAAGGGCGCCGCCGGCGCGTATCAACGCGCGAAGTCAGGGGCATTGACGGCAATCTAAATCTGAACAAGGCATTGTGGAAACTGGCCGAGGCCCTGGCGGCAAGCAAGCATGCCCCTATCGAAGTGCAGGCGGCGTAAACAATCCGCCCGTATCGCGCCCCGTGGCAACGCGGGGCGCCATTACGGGCGGCTTGCGTAAGCCGCTGAATTTTACAAGGGGAATAGATCATGAGTACGGATTACGAAAAGCACGCGGCAGAATACCGGCAGAAAATGGCCAAGGTAAATGCCTCGCTGGACGATTGCGGCATCGGCCACGGTGTGCGCGATCGGATGGGCTCGCATATCGGCGCGGCGGCCGATTTCGTTGGCCGGATTACTCGCGGCATCATGGGGCAGTTGACCTATGATCACTTGCATAATGTGCCAATGGGAACTATCCGCGCGTGCGATCTGACCGTGGACCATGCGATCCTGGGCGGCACGGTTCATGCGGTGGGCGCGTTCCTCAAATGGGACATCGGCGCGGCGATGGAATTTGCCGCCGATGTGCTGGACGATGTGAACGCTCATCCAGAGGCGGCGATTGTGCGCAGCGGATCCATGACGGATATGGTGGCGGCCCTGGTGGAGTTATCCGGCTGGATGCGCGAGCATACCGGGCCGGCAGACGGTACGCAGGAAATGTTGACGCGGGCGGTGGCAGCTTTGGATAAGTTGCCGAAAGTTTAACCGCCCCTATCCCGGCCAGCTTGGAAACTGGCCGGCATTAGTGGCGCTTGACGTTCGGGCGCAATGTGGAATCGTAACAAGGGAATAGAAAATGAAGCTTTATGAGAAGTATCGGCCCAAGTCTTTCGATCAGGTCATCGGCCAAAGCGCGGCGGTAGCGGGCATTCGCTATGTGCTCAATCGCGGATGGGGCGGCAAGGCGTGGTTCATCCATGGCCCATCGGGCGCCGGCAAAACCACGTTGGCGCGGATCATTGCGGCCCATGGGGCGGATGACTGGTTCATCGAAGAATTGCCGATGGCGCGGGACATATCCATTGCGGACCTGCGGGTCATGCGGGCGTCGATGGCACTCTACGCCACAGGCAAGGGCGGGCGGGCTTTCATCATTAACGAGGCCCATGGGATGCGCCGTGACGTTCTGGAAGGGCTTTTGACGTTGCTTGAGGAAATGCCCGATAGCGCCTGCCTGATTTTCACCACCACCAGCGCCGGCAAAGATCGGCTATTCGATGATTGCGAGGATGCCGGCCCGCTATTGTCGCGTTGTATCAACGTGGAGTTGCGCACTCTGGGCTTGGCGGAATCGTTTGGGGCGGAATGCCAGCGAATCGCCATAGCCGAAAACCTTGACGGCGGCCATGACCTGGCGGCATACGTTGCCCTGGTGCAATCGTGCAAGCTGAACATGCGGGCGGCATTGCAGCGTATCGAGCAAGGCGCAATGCTTGAGGCACCGGCGCCGGTAATGCCGCGGGCGGCGTGCCTGGCGCAGCCGGAACCGAAAGCGGTAGCGGCGCCAAAGGTCAAGCAGTGGTGGCAGCAGGAGCAATCCCCCTTACTCCGAAAGGCGGTGTAATCATGCGTTCATTCATGCAGCGACTATACCGGGCGGCCGACAATCTGGAACGCGGAACGTACCACGGGCGCGAGTTGGACGAAGCCTTGGAAAACGGCGACGGGGACGCGATGATGGCGGCGTTGTGGACGCTGGCGGATTCGCGGCCCAAACTGCGATACGTAATGGCCCTGGAATGGCTGGACGGACCATCACCTGACGTGGCGGCACTGATCGGCCTGCCGCTATCGGCCCTGATAAACGAAGCGGCTATCCAGCGGAACGAATCGCAATTGGAGCGCCAGGCGGCATACTGCGGCCAAGCGTGTTTGTTTTAATCACCTATTCCCACCCTTGCCGGTTTCCGCACCGGCGCCGGCAAGGGCTTTTTGAGGATTGAACATGCCAACGGCAACTCCTGATCTAATCGCCTTCCTCAAGGCCAAACGGCCGGACGTGCTCAATGCGACCATGCGGCAGCAGTTGGGCGTCGATGCGCCTGCGGCCCCACGGGCATCCGCAAGGCCATCGCAACACCGTAGCGGACCTGTAGCGACCCAACGGCGCGGCGGTGGTGCGATGGAGCAGTATTGCCCGGCGCTCATCCTGGGCGCCGCATGGGCGATTTCGGACAAAGATCGGCGGCGGGCGTTGCCGCTATCGTATCGGTAGGATTATGGCATGGTTCGCGACAAACCAATTACGCCCCGCGCGGCGTTGGTTAATCCGGTCAGGCGGGCGCCGGTCGCACGTAAAACCTGCCCGTCCTGCGGCAAGCCGGTTGTGTTCTGGTGCGAGCCATGCCGGGTGAGAATGAATGTCGGGTATGCCCGGCTGGAAAAGAAATTTCGTGATTGTCGACCACGATCGGCGCTTTAGGCTTGAGGCAAGCATGGCTATTGAATTCTGCCAGCAGGCTGGCTGCATCGAAACTGATGGCGTAGCGGATTATCGCGTAGATCCGTGGGTACCCTTGGTAACACTTTGCCCAGCACATGCCCGGGCGCGAGGATTCACGGTAGGGTAGGCGCCGGTAGTGGGCATAATCGTTGATTTCGATGGCACCAGCGAGATCCGGAAGGTTTACGACCAGAAGCGGATGCAGTTAAACGCCCGGCTTGCGGCGTTGGCGGCGCGGCGTTGACCTTCCACAATGGCCCAAGGAATCAATACGCGGCCCGTGGCGCCATCTGCGCGGCGTTGGGCTATATCGGGTGGGGCATTTTCGACAAATCGAACGCGGCGCATAAAAAACCCCGCCGCTGGTTGAGGGCGGGCGGGGCGCGGGGAAAGAAATTCACGTTTAAGACTTACGCGCCAAGCTGATTCGGCATACTCTGCGTGCTGGATGTCGGCACTTCCAGCGTAAACGCCGGTCCCGATCCGCATTGACCGGTGTAGGTAGCCCCCTGCACCAGGTTGACGGCCACGTTGCCGCCCGTGTCGCTGGCCACACTGACCGACTGGCCGACCACCACCAGGCCGGTGCCGGATGGCGCGGCTGTGCAGGTAAAGGAGCATTCCACCCCGGACATGGGATTGCCGGAACCGCTGACCACCAGGAACGATACCGAGCATTGGCCGGCAGACGGCGCGGTGCTGGCGCCAACGATGTTCCACCCCTGCTGCATCTGACCGTCGGCAAACGTGCCGTTGACCGTCACGCGGTACGGCAGCCCGGCCGCCGGCGCCGTCCAACTGCTGGTATAGGTACCCAAACCAGCCCGCACAAATGGCCCGTCCGGCGTCACCGTCGCGCCGGTGTCGGTACGGACGATGCCGGGAGTAAGCGTGTCGATGCTGCCCCATGCTGGAACTGCCTGCAAATCCAGTAGGGCACCCGTGGTCGCATCGCGGGTCGTGATGGTCACGGCATAGGCACTGCCGGTGATAACGTAAGCGAAAGCCCATCGCACGATAATTGCCTCCACCGGCTCGCCGGTACTGGACACGGGAAGGGGGTTGACGATGACACGGGCGGCCGATGGTGTTGGTATTGCCCCAATCGCCTCCTCGATAGCTGCGGTGTTCGCGGTGGCGTTCGCTTCCTTCGCCAGCACATCCGTCCATCCCGTGGGCGGATCGTCAGGGAACGGAGTGGCGTTGTTCGATGTGACTTTGCCATCCGCGTCGGTCAGCAGTTTGTTTACTGGCAAGGCAAGTATCGCCGCTGCCGCTGCCGTGGCGTTGTCGCTGGCGGACGGTGCTGCGGTGTACCACGTATGCGGGATTGCTGTAAGGCCCGCGCCTGCTGTGCCCACGGTCGTAATGAGTCCGCCAACCTGAGTGCTGGTAGCAAGATCGTTTCCGTTGGCGTCGTAAGCCCGCACGACGTTTGCGCCGGATGCTATTGTTTCGAGAACGGCATTAGTGGATGAGGAAATAACCTTGAGAGCGCTGTTGCCATAGGTGCCGTTGTTGACGATGGCGTAGGCGTCGCCGGTCTGATTGGCGCTGTTGGTATTGGTGAACGTCTGCGATGACGCCAGCGTTACGGGGTTCGTGACACTGCCGATGGTTCCACCGGCCACGTTTACCGTTCCCGTGAGTGCGTTGAGCGTCCCACCTGCCACAATAACGCCCGTAGCGGCAGTTATGTTCGTCGTGTTCGCCAGTGTGCCGCCCTGCGTCACGATTGGCCCTAACGCCGTAGCGCCGAAATCCTCGCACGCCTTCTTGTTATTGCACAAATACTCGATTCGCCCCGCACCCCACGCAGTATCAAGTGTGGCGGATGCGTAAGCCAGTCCATAGGCATCCGTATTGCCGATGGCTGTGCTGGTGATGCGTGCGGTGCCATCGGCACTGGTCACAGTGTACGTCACGGCCTGCATGCTGTTGGCTGTGCCGAAATTGCAGGCTAATTGTTTGGTGTAGGTAGCCATTAGCAGATCCCCTTCCGCACGAGGGCTACGATCTGTTCATCACCCATCGCATTGGTTGCCCATGCGGCATACGCGGTGGATTTCCATACTGTGCGATCCTGCGGATTGCGCACCACGAAGGCCAGCGTCCAGCCCGCGTTGAAGTTTTTGGTGATCTGGTTCATGCTTGCATCCTGTGGCACGTCAATTGAAAGCGCGTCGCGTCAGGCAGTCGGGAAAGCGGCAATCACAATCGGCGTTGCCGGACCATTGGGCTGGCCGGTCTGCGGATTGACCTGCTGATTGCTCAAGCCCAGCGTCGCAATCGTGGTGTCCAGCACGCTCTTGAGGGAGTTGTGGCTGCTCGCCAGCGCGGTGGCAACATCGTTGCCGACGATACCGGCGAACGTCGGATAGGTCAGCGCGGTCGCAGCTTTGGCGACGGTGTTCATCTGGTTGGCGCTGTTGATGATCGTCTGTCGGGCCAGATTGACGATAGCCACCGCTTGGGCGGCGTTCTGTAACGGGGTAAGGTTCGCGGACATAGTTAAACTCCTGTTATGGGATAGGTGACATTCCGCCCGCTGATACGACAGCGGCAAGGCGGGAAACTGCTTCTGCTAAAGTGGTTGGTTCGGATAACCAGTTGGCGCTGCTGATAGTGTCGGAAAAGCTGAAACTGTCGGCGGTTACGGCACCACTCACTTGCAGGGCGGAAGTGCCGTCGCCTGTGAACAAACCACCCATTAACACTTGTGATCCAACGAGGGTCATCACACCAAGGTTATTCGTGAAAAAGGTAACTGGCGTATTAGTGTACGATCCGATTGCGAGTCTGCCGCCGTAGTCCTGCGTCGTCATGATTAGGTACAGGTTCGCATTAGTGCCTTCGGGGTTATTCGTGACGTAGATGTTGTACGGGAAGGTTAACCCGTGGATCATCATCGCTAGGTACGCGTGTCCCCAGTCCGAACTTCCGTTGTTGGATAACAAGAAGCTGCCCCGTGCGCTGGCGTTGGAATCGTTCATGTGCAGAAAGTTGTTGAAGGTGCTGGTCCCATAGTTGTTGGTAATCTCGACGATGTTGTTCTGGTAGTAGGGATCATAGAATGCACCGTCGCCAAAAATAGCACCGCCAAATGTCGCCGATTGCGTGGTGGTGTTACCATTCGTCAGCACTTGATCCAAAGTTTCCGATCCGCCCCCGCCGCCCGCTGCCGCAAACCAGTTGCCGAAACTATCGACGGTGAGAACATCGGCGGTTTGAGCCACTGAACCATCGGCGCGAATCGTCGGATACAAGTAGCTTGATACGTCATTGGCTATGTCTGAAAACAGTATGCCCTTATATGCACCGTAAAACGTGTTCCATGTGCTTTCGCTAATCTGCGAATTGCTGGAAAGTTGAAGCAAGCCCCCCTGCATGTTTACCGATCCACCAAAGAGCGTGGTGGTGTTGCTGACAGTTAATGTGCCACCGCAACTGATTTGCATGGAACCAGAGCCGCCATCCACAGTGAATACGCTGTCGCGTACAGACAAGCTACCAGCCGTAACAAACGCGATCCCGGTGTCCCCCACCCCAGTGATGTAATTTCCGTTCATGTCCAGATAACCGCTAGCGGTCAGGGGCCATGTGACGCTGGCAACCGTATTTCCGGTCGATGTGTCAACCAGATTACTACCGTCATACCCAACGGCAGGAATAAGCACCCCAGTGCCGCCGTTGCTAATCGTCGCGTACGGTATGCTGCTACCGGAGAAATTATTCCACGACAACACGTTTCCTCCGGGCGTACCACCAGAGGCGTATATCCGCAACGAGCCGTAATTGGTGTCAATGATCGGGTTGCCGTTCCAATCGTGAAGGATTTTACCGAAGGCTAGGTATGGATTGCCGTAGGTGTCCGCACTCCATGGTCCCGCAGGCAGATTGGTCAGTTGCGAGCCATCGACAGAGGGCAGCATCCCCGTGCTGGGGTCCAGTTGCACCACGTCGCCCGCAGCGGTGCCGACGTTGAGCCACGCAGCGGTGCCCAACGCACTGGCAAGGGCACTGGCGGACCCGTAAGCGTCAAAGGTGTCGGCTGGCACACTCAGCACGCCAAAGTCATCCACAGCAAGCGTGGAGCCGTCCGGCTGGACAAGGCCCAGGGTGGAAGCTGTAGCGGGGTAGATCCCCACGTCGGCGGGACAAGATGGTACGAAACTCCCGGCCACGTTACTCCTGCCCGCCAGCGGCGGTAAAAATCGCGTCGAGAACGCGGTCGTCATCCTTGATCGTGGTATGGCTTAAACCGAGCCAGTTACAGTCAATCTGCACGTCGCCATCAGTGGGCATCGGCTCGCCAAGGTGGATGGTCGTATGGTCTGATTGAAGTCCACACGATACGGGAACCGAAATCACATCGAACAAAATCGTGCGTCCAACTTCAGGTTGTGCGTGCCACAGGTCGGGATACAGTTGACCGAACATTGCATCGGGAACACCAGTTACCACGATCCATAGTTTCCACCGCTTACCGGCGGCCTGGATCTGGTCGAGGTTCTGCTTACGCAGTTCCCATGTCGATGCCACGCCGTAGCTGTACGCCACGATCACATCGGCCCACAGCAAATCGTCGATGGTAACGCGGTCGGAATCGTGGTCCTGTAAACACGTCCGCAACCGGACCTCATGCCCGGTATCAGTAAACCGCTGGCTGAGCGACCAGTAACGGTCACCGTCGCCCAGTTTCATCAGGAAGCCACCGATGATCAGAATGTTGCTCACGGTCGCCTCCACCGGCTGGCCATGTCAGCCTGCACCAGCAGCGTCCGCGTGGCCCACAGGAGAGCCATCGCCGTGCTGCCGAGGATGAAGCCCATGTTGTAGCCAGCGGGCGGCAGCCGCTTGGCCGATTCTGCGTACTTGCGGATCGCTCGGTCGAATGCCTTCATGCGGCGGTGGAAGTCGGTGCATGGGATGCGTTTCACTTCACACCCCCACCGAAAGCCGGTACTGGTGTGCCAACCTTGGGAAACAGCTTGTCTCTGTAGATCATCACCGCGTAAATGCCAGCACCAGCGGCAACCGCTCCCAGCGTGCAGAGAATCCAGAATCGGTAATGGATGACCTCTCCAAGCAGGAAGCTCCCAGTAGCGACGGCCATGCACCCGGCAGCACCCGCAATGCTGATGTGAATGTCGTGCATCAGCAGGCCGAGAGTCACGGCGATGCCGATGCCCAAAAGGCTGGCGATGGCCACGCCGAATAGCGACTTCTCAAGTTTGGCGGCTTTGTCGTCTTTTTCCTTCGCCAAGGCGGCCTCTGCCTTGATCCTGGCGGCGTGTTCTTCTGCGGTGGCACGATTACCCGCCTCGATGGCCGCGGCGTTGCTGGCGGCCCCCTGGCGTAGGCTAGCGATCTCGGTGGAGTTGGCCTGAATCTGGTTCAATGCGGTATCGAGCTTGGCCTGCCACTCTGGCGCCAAGGCCGCCACACCGCTGTCGATGGCCTTCGCGGTGGCGATCTGCGTATCGTTCCACGGCTTGGCCGATGGCACCTTGGCGGTGCAGTCGGTCGCGGTGGCAATGACTTTGGCTGTGCCGTCCGATACCGTCTTAACGCCCTGTTTGGCAATCTTCTCAAGGTCGCTCACGGCCGGCGCCGGGCTGGTCGTCGCGGCCGGAAGGTTCGCGGGGTGGTAAGCGGTCACAGGCGGCGGTGTGGCAGCGCAGCCACAAAGCGACTGCGCCAGCATCACCGATACGAACGCCATCGCCATGTAAAAAAATCGAGTCATTCAATGCCCTTTCAAACCTTGCTTGTTCCTTCAACGCCCCGAGCCAAACGCTCGCGGGTCCGCTTCTGTAACCACATCAATGCTTCTTCCAACTTAGTCAGTGCCACCGCGTTATCACGGCAAGCGTATTTTCCGCTCTGGAACCCACGCAGCCGGTCGATGACGATGGCGATTAACGCCTCTCCGCTGATGCCGTTGACACCCGCCTCGGCGATTGGGCCGTTCTGGAAGCGGGTGTGGCAGCAGACGTTTAGGCGATCCGAACCGTCGATGGTGTATTCATGATTCGCCCCACCAATACCGGGTTCATCCATAACAGAAATATCAAGAGCGTCATTGAGTCCGTTGAGTTTGTGGTCGGTTATTGTCCGCATAATCAATTCCCTTTCGAGTTTGCCACCGTGCTGGTGGCTCCGTTTGTTCGCGCGTCGCAATGGGACTGGGCCGCAATGAAAGCCGTCGTGATCGCCCCAAACCCCCCGATGGACCACTTGAGCACGTCGGCCACTGTCTCACAGGCTTTATCGCTCATGCCCAACGCGTGCGAGTTGGCCAGCACCAGGAACGCCGCGCCGATGCAGACGGCCAAGGCCAGCATGCCGGCCATGCCCATCTTGAACTTCTGGCCGTATGCGCGGCAGTGCCTCACGGCTTGAGTACTCCAATCTTCGTCCGAATCCAGTCCACTCCCGCCAACGCCAGCGCGGTTATCACAGCCCATTGCACGCCGATCCATCGCCGCCGCGATCCTTCAATGCTACTTACGCGGCCTTCCAGATCGTGCAGCTTTTGAAGAAAACCGCCCGGCGCCTCTGGCGTACCGAGCATGGCCTTGCGAAGTTCAACAACTTGTGCGGTCAGCGCGTCGATGCTGTCACGGATACTGCAGTCCTCATCGCTCACGCCTGAACTCCTGCTGCCGCGCAAGCACGGCGGTACTCGGCATCGTATAAAACTACGTCGATAGGATGAATGTTTGCCAACTCTGCCACCTGTCGTGCCGTCATGGAAAAAGAGACCGGCGCGGCGTGGTGGCCGCGACCGGCCGTTCGTGGGTGGCGCGTCGAGGGTCGCGCCGTGGGGTTGGGAGATTCCGACCACGCATCATCGCGCGGCAATAATTCAATGGCGCCTTTGTGGTCGGTGCCGTAGAGTTGCACCCCTTCCGGTGGGGGTGGGAGGGTTTCGCATTCGCACTGCATGAGTAGAGCTTAGAAGACATCGCCCCGATATGTCAACGGAAAAGCGTGTAGACAAGTTGTCTGGAACTTTTTACACCGTTTCAATTTCGATGCGACCAGCACCCACAACACAGACCCGCACGCGTTGCTCTGGCGCCATGCCGGCCGCCAGCAGGATAGTGCACGGGATGGCCAGCGTGAGGCTTTTTCGGTTCCGCACGCACATCACATGCTCCCGCTTGACTCGCCGCGGTGGTCTGGGTAGTTCTAGGCCGAGCCGTTTGGCCACCGCGTAGGGGTAGCCGTACCGCACACCGAACCGCTCGGCGTACCACTTCGCCGGCATCTGCTCGTGGGCGTTTTGCCGGCGGTTCATTTCCTCTTCAATTTGGGAGGTGCGGTTGAGGGGCATTTTCTGCGGCTCCACAAAATGGGATGTTGGTTAACTCAGTTTGGGCATCTGGCGGACGCGGAGTTCGGTCGGCCACTCGCTCATGTCGCCACCCTTTTTGTCTTCACAGTGAAGCCTGTGCACGCCTCCGGTTGGGCATTCGTCGTAGGGGTTGGCCCCAAGCTGCTTCACAAAGCACGGCACAGCAGAGTCCTGGCACTGGGTTACCATGGAGCGGATCCGGGGCACATCGCAGCGGCGGGCGCCGGGGCCACTCTCGCCGCCGACGATGACCCAGCCGATGGAGGGGCCGGCGGAATCGTCTTTGCTGGCTGCGCTGCTGCCGTCGTGGCCGCGGCCGTCGAGGGCGTCCAAGAAACCAGCACCGCGGCAGGGGATGCGCTGGAGGTCCACGGGCCCCAGCAGCGGCTCGCAGGAGAGGAAGAGCACGGCGGCCGGGCATTTGAGCAGGTGGGGGATGCGATCGTCGGCGCATTGCTGGTTTTCCACGCTGGTGCCCAGCCAGACGTTGGGCAGGGGCCACACCCATTTGCATGAGTCAACAGTCCTGCCATCGCCGCGCCATTCCGCCGTCTTGTGCGCCGAATCCCACAACCTGCCACAGCCGAGAATGTCGCCATCGTCGTGGTCCAGCCATCGTGTGATCTGGCGATAGATGTTGTTCGCCAGATTCGCTGATGCCATATATTGTGCCATCCGCTCCGGCCTTTTCGTCAAGACCTGATGCGTATGCCACGGCGTCAGGGCCATCACGGCGAAGCATTTGTCAATCCAATCGAACGGCACCCATGAGCCGAACAGGTCGGTCATGTCGCACCAGAAGATTTTGGACGGCTTCCGGCGGCGCAGCACCTGCTGCAGGACGGCGTCATCAAAGAACACTTCCGTCTTGCCCATGGGGAGTACACCGCTTCGGAGCGTATCCAGCGTGGACTTTTGACCTGCGCCACGGAAATCAGGCATGCCGAACCGCGGCTGCATCGCCGAGGCGTAGCACAGGGCGCACCCGGGGGAGCACTTTTCGCAGTAATGCCCCACGCCGCTGTTGTATCCGCCTTTGGTCTTGTCGCTGCCGGCAAGACGGGCGCGGATTGGATTCACTGAAAAATCCGTCCACTCGATCGAGGTAGTACCCATTTGGGTTCCGTCCTTTCAAAAGGGAATTTGATCTTCGCCCACGAAAAACCGATACACCACGCCGTACAGCCGATCCAATGCCCGGCCAGCGGCGGTCCTGCCGAACATACGCCATGCAAAATGTTGATCGAACACCAGCGCGAGCAGGAACGCCGCCCGCCATGACCACGGGCCGTAATCCTTGTGCTGCACCAGGCCCGTGATGGTCACCTGCGAGCCTTCCGGCATCGCGCCGTAGCGACCCGTCGGCTTGTGGAACGTGTAGCCGCCCAATCGCCACCGTTCCAACCGCACATAGGTCCTGCTGTAGATGCCGTCGCCATTGCAGCCGTTCCACCTCCAGTGATCGGGTTTGCATTGCTGACAGCCCCAACACGGATGGGTGATTACCTGCCAGTCGTAATTCGGTTCGGGGCCGAACAGGGTATCGTGCGTCTCACGTTCGCCCAGCGCATGCAGGATCTGATCCTTCATGGCGTAGAACAGACCGTCCCGGTGATATGAAACCACTGGCGGGTTGGAGTTGGCGACGTGTAGCAGGTATCCGATCATGGCTTTCCCCCGTTGGCAATCTCCAGCAGTGTATCGCAGTGACACGGCTCCGACAGTCGGCACCAGCAGGCCAGGTTCAGACCGGCCAACTCCCGACATATCTTGGCCCGCAGAAGCCCCTTGTTTACAATGTCGCGGTGGTAGTCAACAGCCATCTGCGCATCAATGATTCGCACGCAGTTGAATACCACTCCAATGCGGTACGGATTCCCCCACGGACCCGGCCGTGCACAGTTCACTGCCGGCAATCCGTTGAGTGCTCGCGATTCGGCTTGCAGGTCAAATCCGCGGCGGCGGGAGAGTTGGATGCGTTGGGGTTTCACTTGCCACCTCCGATCTGCCGCATTTGCTCGGCCACCACTTCGTCGGGCACGTCATGCCGCTTCAAATACTCAACGGCGGATTTAAGTACCTCGATATTATCCTTAAACAAGCCAAGCCCTGAATTGCAATGGAAGCATAAGATACCTCGCACCTTTCTGGTGGCATGATTGTGATCTACGTGGAATCCGTATCCCCTCTTGTCCGTTATTGCCTTCCGGCAAATTGCGCAAACCCCGCCCTGCGATGACAGCAATGCGTCCGCCTGCTCAATCGTTATCGAAAACTTCTTTTTCAGGTGATGCTGCCGCTTGTGCGTGCGCGAAGCCTCAAGGTTGGCTGCCTGCCAATCCCGCTCTTTCTGGTAGTTGCAGCCCTTGCATATATGCCGTGATCCCGGGCGCATTTGTGAGACGGGGAACGAGTTCCCGCATTTCTGGCATTCAACATTCCCGTGGTCAATTGCATGATCCAGGTGGGCGCGATACTCAATGCACGCGGCCTCGCGTAATTTATGGATTTCACCACACCACCCACAATCACAACCTGATTGCCACTCCCGCAACAGTGTGCGGGTCAATGTTCGGCAGTGCCCACGTAAAGACCGACCATTTTTCATGGACAAACCTCCCGCTTGAAGTGCGCGGCGCCGGCCGGCAGCATGATCAAGGCGGCATAGGGTTGGCATACCGAAAGGCATTTCATGGTTTTCCTCACAATCCGACGCGGCGGCAATATTCCACAACACACCACTCGTATTCCTCTGCTGCAAGATTGAGCCGCCGAAGTGATCTTTTGAATAATTCGTAGCAGTAGTCTTTGCGATGAGGGTTGTAAATAGCCTCATGCAGTGAAACGATCCGTAGTAAAGATGGGCAAAGCTCAGTAATCACGTCGCGGCCCCTTGCTCATAGAGGCTTTGTTGAGCCTCGATGGAAATGGACTCACAGAACCGAACGCAATACCCGTTGAAATGGAGATCAACCATCGCCAGTTCACCACCGCGGTTCTTGCTGATCTGAAGGCTGGCGTGATGTTTCTTTCCCGGGTTAAACGCCTGCCATCCCGCATCATTTTTTTTCCGCACCGCCTCCCGGTCGAGCAGCATGATCACGTTGGCATCACGCTCCAGTGCGGCGCATTCCGCCAAGTCCCAGTTATGCGGCAGCCGGTCCTCTTTGGCGGATTCTCGGTTAAGCTGACAGATCGCCAAGATGGGTACGTCAACCTCTTTAGCCATCAGCTTGATGTTTCGGGAAATCTCGACCAGTTGTTCGCGGCGATTTTCCTTGCGGTTCTCCCCTTCAATCAACTGGACGTAATCGAGCATCAGGCAACTGATGCCATACCTACGTTTCCACGCCCGGGCCTTGGCGCGAATCTGCGGTATGGTCTGGCGCCCCGTGTCATCAATCAGGATCTTGGCGTCCTGAATTTCGCTTACGGCCACGTTCAGGCGGTCTTGGCATTCCGCGTTGGGGTTACCAGCCAGGATGGCACGCCGGCCCAGCCGAGAGCGCGCCAGCACGAGCCGCTCCGTCACTTCATCGTTGGTCATTTCCATCGAGCAAATTGCTACCGGCTTGCCCTGCCCGATGGCAATGTCGGCCATGAAGTTCAAACCCAACGCGGTCTTGCCGTGGTTGGTGTGGCTCCCGATGATGATGACCTCGCCACCCCGCATGCCGCCAATGATTTCGTCAACAGATTGCAGGCCCGTCTTGACGCCAAACTTGGCTGGGTCACATTCCCCATGCAGTACCGCCAGCACTCCCGGCAAGTGTTCAGCCGCCATACGGGCGGCCGCGGTGGCGTCCTGCTCGGCCACCTTTCCCACGCGGGCCTGAATAGAATCTACAATTTCCACGGCCGGCGCTATCTGGTCGGAGGCTTCCCGCAGACCATCGTGACAAATCTGCATCACGCTTCGCAGTTGCCATTTCTCCCGCACGCTTGCCGCGTAGTGGAGCACGTTGGCTGCCGACGGAACCGACTGGAGCACTTGTCCCAGGTACTCCATTCCGCCAGCATCGTCCAGCAATTTGCGGGTTTTCAGGTCATTGTGCAATGTGACGGAATCCACCGGGATTGAATTCCCATTCCTGCTGCAGTGCAGCCGAAGCATCGCGGAAAAAATCACCTGATGCCGCGGCTCTGAGAACATGGGAGAACTCACGGCCAACGCCACATCATCGATGCATGTGGGTTCAAGAATCATCGACCCAATGACGGAAATTTCCGCCGCCAGATCAACCGGGATTTGCGTGCTGGGGTTGTTTTCCATGTGCCTTCAACCATTGCTCGTAAAGGGGGACTTCGTGGGGTAGTAACGTGACACGATCACCGGAAACTTTCATGCCGAACTTCGTCAGGGTGGTTTGTGATATGGGCGGGGCTTGCGCGTGCGTTCCGGGAATGCCCTTGACGGCCCATTCGTCCAGCGTGCTACACAGGCACGTGAAGGCATACTTCACGCCACGGAAGGGGGTTTCTTTTTTCATCAGGATTTCCACCGCGGCCGGCACCATGGCGAGTTTGGTTTGCTGGTGTTGTCCCTGGCGGATCTTTACCCCATCCCGAAGTGCGTCCAGCTTGGCCTGCATCTGGCGGTTTTCGTTTTGGTTCGGCCGCATGGGGTAGCCGCGCTGACACTCAGACCAGCGATCTACAGCGGCTATCGCGTCGCGCATTTCCCCGTCAGGTTGTTGATAATCCTGCGCATCGACGCCTGACGGGGGAAGAGTTCCTTCCGGAGCGTCGGTCTGCACCCCCTTGGGGGTAGGGGGTATATTCTCTTCTCTTCTACTCTCCTCTACTCTAGTCAAGACAGAATCGGATTGTGTCCGGACAGGTTCCGGAGTTATTCCGGACACGTCTGCCGTAATCCATCCTATCTTCGGGTCTGACAGGACTTTAATGGCTATTTCAAAAATGTCTTGTGGAAACCCCGTTGCGATGGATAGGTCCTCTGCGGTCAGTGGCCCGTGCTCGTCGGCTAGAATTCCATGAATGGGCATTTTGGCCGCTTCTTGGAGTATTAGAATCCATCCGGAGAATATCCGGACACCATCCGGATGGGCCGCGATGCGGCGGAATCCCTTACCGTCGTGCTTGGTTGGACACTTGACCCACGGTAGGGGCCCGCGCGTCTTAGCCTGGTCTGAGTGGCCAAAATGCGTCTTGATGTCCGTGATCCGATAGGTTGTCATTTCATTCCTACCTTCCGGTGTGATTTAAGCCGCACCACGAGCCGCGTGGCCCAGCGGGCAGCCAGCGAGGTGGCGTTTCTCTTTTGTCCAGCCGTGCAGCCGACACAAGTCTCGAAGCCTTGCCGAATGCGCTGTTGCGGTACCGGGCACGCCGGCCGCGGCGATTTCGTCCAGGGTCAGCCATTGGCCAGGCCGGGCGCGAAATGCCTGCGCGACACGATCGAGTTGCCGATCAAGTCTCGGCTGGTCAATCTTGGGATCAAAGATAAGTTCCGCCTGGGTCATGTTGGCCCCCCGGCAAGTGGTGGGCCGTTGATGATGAGAAGTTCAGGAGATTCCTTGGCTTGGCCATGGCTGCCCATGGCAGCGCAGTGCAGATTTTTATTCATGGTGTGGTCAAGGAATGTCCAGCCGCGGTAAAGTTCCCGGACGCGCGGGCAGTCGTAGTAGCTCACGATGATGCGGGCCTTTTTGTACATCGCCAGCATTTCGCGCAATCGCGAGTGATCATCCTTGCGGCCAAACAATCCGGCGCCGCCGTGGCTGAACTCGTGCCGGTACCGGGAATGTTCACCTTGGCTGGTTTCGTAGCCGGTGCGGCTTTCGGCAATGTATGGCGGGTCAACGTAGATCGCTGTTTCGGTGCAATCCTCGAAGCGGTCCAGAATCTGGAATGCGTCTCGGTGTAGGATCACTACATTCTTTAATCTCTCATGCCATGCCGGGATGGAGTTGGCGGCGTTGCGGAACCGAACCGTTGGACTGCCACCGTTTTTGGTCCAGCGCACTGCGATCTGGTAGACTTGGCGATCGGTGCCGGCCACGCCGTTGCGCTGCGTCCATGATGCCACGAAGTATTGATAAGCCCACTCGACTGGATCCCGAAGGGATTTATCGTCGTCGGCCTCGAGGTAGGCACCAGCATCGCGCAGAAGTTCCTCGCAAAGCACGTAACGCTGCAGGCGGTCGTAGAGCTTTTCGGCATCATCGACACGTTGCACCACGCGGGCCAGGTTGACCAAATCGCCATGCAGATCGTTCACAGTTTCTTTCTGGCTGGGCTCTTTGGCGAACAGCACGGCCATGCTGCCGCAAAACGGTTCAAAATACTGGGTGTGGCGGCCGAGTTCCTGCACGACAAATGGCGCCAGCGTGCGCTTACCGCCAAACCATGGGCAGACGGATTTGATGATCATCTCACTCACACCGCCCTCGCAATCTGCCTTAACAGTGTTTCCACCATAACGACCTCAAAAAGTCAGCCCGGCGCCCGAACAGGCGAGCCGGATCTGGCCAGTATTTTCAGAACTTAATGCCACCCGTCGGCCGCGAACCGACTGGCAGGCCCGCGACACATATGCGGCCTGCGGGTGGCGAGCCCGGCGCGTCAAGTTACAACCACGCCGGGGCACTCCGCGAACGTCGCGGGGTTTTACTGTGTGGACTCCAGCCCGCCGGCCAGGGGCTTGGCGTCGGCAGTAGCCAGCTTCTGAACATGGGCCTCGAGGGCAGTCACGGCTTCATCGCCGTAGTCATCACCGTAGGATTTCCAATTCGCTTCGAGCTCTTCACAGTCCTTGACCAGATCACCCTTGAGTATCAGCACTTCATCGGTGGTCAGATCCCGCGTGGCATCGTAGACCGCGCATTCCTTGTCGATGCAGTGCTTGAGTTTTGCAATTTTTTCTGTGATTGCGACCTGATCATTGATCATGCCCAACTGCCATTCGCGGTGATCGCTGCTGGTATCCTTGAGGTTCGGCGGGAAGGTGGTCTCGAAGTCCCACTTGTGCGGCGACGCGGAGGCTGGGGCTTCAGCGGCCGCGGGCGGCGCATCAGGGTTGGGCGGCAAGCGGTTCTGGTTATCGGCATAGTGCTTATCGATGGCTTGGTCGATCTTCTCGGCCTTGCCTTCGCCAATGCCCTTGATGATCGTGAAGCCCTTGACGGGGTTGGTTTCCTTGATCTTGCAGAGGTCCGCCACCGTCTTGATCTGGTCGGGCCCATGCTCGGCAATCTTTTCCTTGATGCTCTCGGGCAGGTCCAGTTTCTCGATGGGCTCATTCAGGATGGCCTGCCAGGCGTCAGCGTAGGCCTTACGGGCTTCGTCCTGCGTCAGGGGTGTGCCCGCGGGGGGCTCCGTTGTGCCCTGGCTGATGTTGGGGTCGGGCAGTTCGGCCGATGGGTTGGCTTGCGTGCTGGCTGCGGACGCCGGCGCGGGGCTGGCGGCCTGGTCGAACAGCGGTGTGGGCGTCTGGCCGCGCGAGATTAAGCCGGTCAGGTACGTGACCTTTTCGTCGTAGGTCTTTTTCCGGCCGGCCGCAAGCGCCTTGGCGTCTTCCCATTCCTGTAGGGCCTCCAGGACCTCGGCATTGGCGGCATGGACCTGTTCCTCGAACTCCTGACGCTGCTTGAGGCGGGCGCGCAGGTCGTAGATTTCGGCCTGCACGGGGTTGATGCCGGGGATGTCCTGCGGGATCGTGGTGCTGGCCGTCGTGGTCGTGGTGTCGGCCGGCACCGCCGCGCCGATGTCACCCGCCGGCATTTCAGTGCCCGTTTGCGCATTGGAGCCGGTGATGGTTGTCGTGACATCAAACGCGGCGGTTTCCTGCATGCCTGCCTGAGCCGGTTCAATGGCAGGCGTAAAAACGGCCGGATCGTTCAGCGCCGCGGTGGTGTCCGGAATCGCCGCCGTGCTCTCCGGCGTGGGCGCGATCAGGTTCGATTCCAGATCGGCCTGCCGGCCGATTTGCAGTTCGCGCACCAGCACAACGGCATCGCGGGCTTGCTCCAGCGTCACGGCAACACCGGCCTGAATGCCGATGCGATCGTAGGCCAACTTGCAATCGGCGGCGGGGCGGCCTTGCAGGTAGCTCATGCACTGGCTGAGCGCCATTTCATCGGCGTACTGCCGTGGGGTCTGCTCCGCGGCCTGTGCTTTGGGCCGCCCCGCCTTCCGTGGTTCTTTGAGGGTCGGTGTCATTACTCTGTTCCTTGTCTTTGGGGTTATTGATTAGCGGCCAACGTAGGCCGGCAGATTTCACCGAGCGCGAACGCCAAGATTCAGCAGCCGGCGCCGGGCCATGCCGTACCGCCGCTGGGCCCTGGTGCAGATCGATTCATCGTTGAAGTGCAGATCGGCCGCGTTCTTGACCTTGCGCCTGGCGTGGCGTAACAGCGCCAAGCCGTGGAGGATGAAACGGCCCTTGACCGTGGCACAGCGCATCAAGCCCGGCCGCGGGTGTGGGGTTGAACTTATCGGGGTAGTCCCTTTCCAGTTTGCTATTTTGGTTCCTTCCTTCCTTCCTTTGGGTTTGGGGTTGAGGGTGAAGCGGTTACGCCTTGGCCGGGGCCGTGCCACCCAGGCTTGAATCCGATAAATTCCTTGACACGGTTCAAGACGTGATCGGTTTGGCCGTCGAGCCGGATAGCATCCAACAGGTCACGAATCGTGTCCGAAAGTTCCGTCTCGGCCGCGTTAAACTTGGCCTCAATGTCCTCGCGGTTGGACATCGCACGGGCAACGGCCGGGTAGTTGATGGCGTCAACGTTGATGGCATAGTTTTGATCTTTGTGCTCAAAATTGATCGCCAACTCTTTTCCAATCGAAGCGCCCAACGAATGCAATGCTGCACAGATTTTCTTGCGGACCAGCACGCGGGCGGTGATAACCGCTCCCGAGACTGCGGAATCCGCCGCGCGGCGTTCCTTGGTTCGCTGCTCACGGAGCTTTGCCCGGCGCTCCAATGCCGTGCGTTCGATCATCTTTTCCATGTCACGTTTGCTGGCCATTTGGGTTTCCTTATTCAAAGTTCCTGAATGCCGGACTTTCCGCCCCGGCAGGTCGCGCAAAGGCCGGTGTAATGGCGACAATCGCGACCGCACCGCGAGCAGCAGACCACCTGATGTTTCGGGTTCGGAAAGCGCACGGGATTGTCGAATCGAGCGTCGTAGCTGAATGGTTGTTTCGCTTTTTTTGGTTCGCGTTTCCATCTTGCCCAGCCTGTCTATTAGCCAGCGGTAGAAGGGACTTGCTCTTTTGCCTTGTGGCTTGATTTCAGCAGCTTGCGGATTTTCCGAATCGCTTCGGCGGGCGTGGTTCCGTATACCGTCAGAGACACACTGCCGTCCGATGGATCATCCGTGCGGGCCACGATTCGCACGGCATTTAAATTGATGTGTGGCTTTTCCAGATTCATGGTTTGCTCCTTTGTTTTCGGGATGCTATCATGATCGGATATTTTTGTCAACCGGCAACATCCAAAATAATTCTGCAAAATATATTTGCAGAACGCTTGACACAAAAACCGATATGGTTTATGTTGAGCAAATCACGCACGCAAAGACCCATCGGAAAGGAACCGCAAATGGCCACGTATGACACGTTCACTGACCTGATCCGGAATGGCGACGAAATAGAACACGACATCAGGGTTTCGTATGAGTACACCCCGGCCGAACCTGCAAGCTGCTTCTGCCCCGACACGGACGCCACGGTCGAAATCGAGTCAGTCCAGATCCTCAGCGGCAAGTGGCCGGCGCCTGCGGACATTTCGGACGAACTAACCCCGGCCCAGATCGAGACGCTGAAGGAACGCATCATGGAGCACGAGCAAGAGAACGCCGCCGATACCGAGGATCGGGATTTTGACGCCCGCCGTGAGTTCTTCTCGACGCGCGGCTGCTGAGCTGACTCGGCGCGTTGCCGATCGAACCATATTTAAGGAGCCAAAAATGAAAATTGAAATCAAGAATCGCTGGTCCGGCTCGGTAATTTTCTCGGCAGAAGCCGATGGAATGAAAGCGGTGATCAGTCTAGCGATTGATGCCCGCGCGAACCTGACCGGCGCGAACCTGACCGACGCGGACCTGACCGGCGCGAACCTGACCGACGCGAACCTGACCGACGCGGACCTGACCGACGCGGACCTGACCGGCGCGAACCTGACCGACGCGAACCTGACCGACGCGGACCTGACCGACGCGGACCTGACCGACGCGAACCTGACCGGCGCGGACCTGACCGACGCGGACCTGACCGACGCGGACCTGACCGACGCGAACCTGACCGGCGCGGACCTGACCGACGCGGACCTGACCGACGCGGACCTGACCGGCGCGAACCTGACCGGCGCGGACCTG